CGCAGGCGGGGCCGCTAGCATCACAACTTCCTAGATTGCCGAGCAGAGGCCCATCCCTTCGGGGGTGGGCCTCCTGCGTTCTACAGGAAGCGGTCCCAGTAGCGGGCGATCAGGGCGATGCCGACGATGATCAGGGCGACGGCCCACCACAGCACGATGCCGTAGTCGGGCTGCTTTGGATCATCGCTCTGATCAGGCATGACAGTGGACCGTAGCTCAACGGGTGATACCGGGCTATGGAATAGGTATCGGCCAGGAGGGGGAGCTACTAGTAACTCTGGAGTAACACACTCCAGGGCTGCTAACATGTCAGCATGTGGCCGGAGGACAAGGAGAAGCGTGACGCAGCGAAGCAGGTGCTCTTCGCTGAACAGTACGGCGGGGCGGTGCTGTTGCCCGAGATGGTGGCCAAGGCGTTGAAGGACCTCAGCCGCAACGACTTCAAGTTCTTCCAGGGAGCGTTCGTGGGGATGGGCCAGGGTGAGGGTGGTAGGAGCTTCCACGAGATGGGGGGATCTGAGGCTATGGACCTTCCTGCGGAACTGTTGGCGCCGGAGGGCGTGGACAAGATCGCCCACTACAACCGGATGCTGGACGGGTACGACGAACTGATCACGGCGATGAACGGCAGGATCACGGCGATGGCGATGGAGGAGTATTCTACTCGGCGGGTGGATCTGCTGGGCGAGGCCAGCCTGATGCACAACCGCCAGACGTGGTTGCAGAAGCTGCTGGCCGAGGCGATCCTGGAGAAGCGGGAGAACGACAAGATGTTGCTGGCCTGTGCCTGGTGTGGCAAGGAGTGCGAGACGGTGGAGCGCCGTGACGAGCACGAAGACGTGTGCGGGCTGTGAACGTGAAGGTGGCGCTGGCGCTGCTCACCACGGTGTGGGGTGCGGCGGCGTTGATCGGCAGGAGTGGCGACATGACGGCCGAACGGCGGCTCAGGGAAGCCGATCGTATGTGTGCCTGGTGCGGCAAGCTCTGTTCCAGCGTGGCCCAGCGTGACTACCACGAAGACAACTGCGGCCTCTGATGTGGCCCAGGCGCAAGCCCAAGCAACTGGAGGTGGCGCAGAACGAGTACCTCAAGAAGAACGACGAGAACAGTTGGGTCAGTTGGGAGTATGCGCTTGCACGGGAGCGCATCTTCGGCCCTCAGGGTCTCGGCCCTCAGGGGCTGAGTATGACACCGCTGATTGTCGAGCACCCCGAACTGTTCTGCGCCTGGTGTGGTGTGAAGTGTGACACGATCGAGGATCGTGACGATCATGAGGACACGTGCGGGCTGTGATCAGTGAAGAGGCGAGACGTATCCATGAGATGGTGCGGGTGTCATACGAGTCGGCAATATCATACGAGTTCCTTGACTTCGTGCAGACGCCGATACCAGGCCTGATGACCATGGAGCAGGTGAAGTACCTGGTAGGAGTGTTGGGCACCGAGAATCAGACTTGGATCGATCGTGAGGTCGGCTACTACCACAAGCACCAGGACGTGCTGGTGGACGACCTGGAGGCGATGTTCTGCATCCGGTGGGCCATGGAGCGTGAGAGCAACGTGTCCGAGTATGTCGCTCGGGCCTGGGGCTTGAAGAAGTGAGCATGAACTGGCTCGGTAGGCAGGGCGTGCAGTTGCCGCTGCCGGTGTTCACGGTGGAGACCGCTCTGCCCTTCTATCGCTGGGTTCATCGTGGCGTCGGCATCTACGACATGGGCAATGTCGTCAAGCGCCTGGAAGAGGACCACGACTACCTGCTCACGAACGTGGTCGATGTCGCTGAGGTTCGGCTCGATCCCTCGTCCACTAACAACCAGTGGGACTCTCGTCGTCAGCGGCGGTATCTCATTGAGCCGAAAGAGTCCTGAGGTCTCAAGTGATCCAGCTACCGCTGCCCGGTCTGCTCACCGAAGAGACGATCCTGCCGTATCTGGTGTGGCGCCATACCGAGGTCTACGAGAACACCTGGTATCCGCAGTTGAGATACGACGCCCAGGACTGGACCCGCTCTTTCGAGCAGCAGGAGTGGTTCATCACCCGGTTGATTCCGCAGACTGTGCAGTTCGGCACAGCACTAGTCTCTTAGGGACATCTAGACTGAGATGGTGTACAGGCGGCGACCGAACCCCAAGAAGCGCAAACCAGTGCTCTATCTCACTCACGGCCTCCAGTTGCCCCTGCCGATCTTCACCAAAGCGCAGGCCGAAGAGTACGCCAAGGTCGTGATGAACGTGCCGAGCGACGGGAAGAACCGCCGTTACATCAGGGACGTGACGCTGAACGACCCTGATCTGATGATCGACGCTCTGTCCACAGCCTTCCTGACCGACACGTACGGCTTCATCACCCGCAGGCGTGACAAGACTGTCGAGAGTAAGATACTGCCGATGTACGTGACGAAGAAGAGGTGGGGCCTCTCGTGAGTGGCGACTCCGAGATCTACGGTCTGCAACTGCCGCTGCCGGGGACGCTGACCATACCCAAGGTGATCGATGTGATCTACGGGATCTGGGGCGGCAGGGTTCGAGAGGACTCCGAGGAAGAGCGGTTCCAGAAGATCGAGACCGTCCTGTTCGACCAGAAGTGGGCCGTCGAGACGTTGGCCAAGACCTTCTACCACAACATGACCAGCATCTCGTACTACTGGCTGGAGGGCACACTCGTCCGGGCCTGCTCGCTGCCGATGCTGGTGCGTGAGCGCCCGTATGTCTAAGTATCTCAACTGGGAGCCTGAAGAACTCCTGATCACGGTACCCGTAGTGCCGCCGCACCAGTTGAGCCTGTTCAAGCCGAACGAGTGGGGCAGCCAGGATGAGGTCGATCTCGGCACCTGTCCGTACTACGCCCGATACCACGGTTTGCCAGGGGCCGACGAGCATGGGATCTGCTATCAGATGGGCGTCTGCGAACGAGCCGGTGAGCCGCTCTGCGTCACCGACGAGCCGAGGCCTGCCTGGCCGAGCCAGATAATGCGTCGTGCCCTCGAACGGATGAATGTCCCTAAGGGACAAGGGCCGAACATGCTGTAAGATACGTCTATGGAGGCGTATCAGCAGGAGGTCATGTTCACTGAGGCCGACTTCGGCCGACGTAGGTCCGCTGACTTTGGTCGTGTGTACCTACCCGAGGAGGGGTGCGGCACCGAGTACTACCCATGCCAGTACCAGGCATGGCGCATCAAGCACAAGCTCTACCAGCTTCGGTCGTGTTCTTCGCACACCGAGTGCTTCGACAAGTGGCGCCTGACCCCGGAGTACCGCTTCCCCGATGGCTTCGAGGCCGAGGCCAACGGCTACATCGCCACCAAGAAGATGGACGACGGCCGCTACTGGTGCCTGCTGAGGCTGATCGGTGAGCGGCTGCGCATCGTCATCGCAGAGGACCAGTTCACGGCCGGTGAGCACTGGTGCTTCAACAGCAACGACTCGGCAATCAGAAGTTACATGCTCGGTCCGTCGTATACGCCGAGAGGATGGAGCCGACATATGCATCCAGACGGCACCATGGAGTACCCGAATGATCCCCCATCCTGAAAGAATCGTCTACGCCAAGTCGGTCTCCGGCTCGGAGATAGTGAGATACCACAGCACCCGTAAGTGGTTCCTGGAGCACAACCCTCGCCAGATGATCCCCTGCGCCCCGCTCCTGCTCGATGCCGCTGTACGGTTCGCTGTGCAGTGGCAGTTGAGAGGCACTGGCACCATCCTGTTCGACCAGCCAGGCGGCGTGGAGTTCGACAAGCGGGTCCGGGCGGCCCTGGACTACGCCGAGAGTCGTGCCAGCTAGCTACCACCTCTACAACATCCCAACGACCTACCCGAGGGATCTCGCCAAAGTGGACTCCCACACCAGGATCACCGTAGTGCCCAAGCACTGGCTCAATGGTGTCCCTGTCTATGACCGGCAGCAGGGCCAGATGCACTTCTTCGAGTGGTGCTACGGCGCCAACGAGTCGGAGTGGGTGGTGGCCAACTGCTACGAGGGCGACGAGATCGAGTTCCGCAAGTACGACCGTGACACCGACACCCTCAGCCCTTGGCGTCACGCCTACTTCCTCTCGTCCTACATGTACGACGGCATCACCGCCAGGGTGCTCTGTGGGTCCACGCCGACCTCGTTGTTCCCGGTCTTCGGGGACGAGATGCGCAAGCTTGGTGGCAGCGATCGCACAGCGGCGGAAGCTGGTGACACACCACCACCAAGCCTGTGACCAGCGTATGTCGCTGATACCGGCGTACGGGGTCACCTTGTCTCTTAGTGACAAGGTTCGGTATCCTTGACGCATGCCGAAGGTCTGGCTCCGGGAAGGAGAGGTAGTGCCTCTGGAGAACAACACCACAACGGTCGTGTCGGTGGACTTCGCCAAGTATGTCATCGCTTGCTACATCTCCTTCCAGGACAACGCCGACTGCTTCCTCGGCCCCTACAGCCGTTCTGAGGTCGATACGATCCGTCCCCAACTGGCGTGTCATAACACCGTCCACCGGCTGACCACCCACCTGCCTGAGTGGGTGCGCTTTGAGTGACGGGTTTGAATTCTCGTTCAGCAAGTTCATGGCTCAACCGATCGAGGACTTCGAGATGCATGTCAGCCCCAACGTCTACCTCCACTACAGGACGACGGACCGCCCCCCGACCCAACTCACCTTGTTCAACTGTTGTGATATTGTTGGCCATGCCTTCTACACCGAGAACTACTCGTTGTACAGGGAGAACTGGTTCGTCGCTGACATCAATCGGACGTTGTGTTACCGCTGCGGCCACGACCTCTACGGGAAGATCTTCAACCGGTTGCAGTACCGGATCAATGAGCCGATGACCATGCGTGAAGTGCGCACGATGGCTCAGGAGTACCGGGCTGTAACACAATCGTCACACGGCTCCTTCGTGGGCCTCACGGCGAGCTAACATCCCCCAACTCACTCAACACACAGGGACGGAGAGACGGTCATGGCAATCAAGCGGTGGGTCGCTGTCGCAGCAGCCGTGGTGACGGCAGGCGCTATCACACTGGCGACGGTGGCTGATGCTGGTGGTTGGTACCCGCCCCCGACCACCACAACGACGCATCCGGCCTACACAACGACCACGACAGACGGGGGTTCGTCATCAACGACAACGACAGTGGCGCCCACTACTACGGGGACGGGTGCGACGACGACCACGGTGGCCTCAACGACCACCACCAGCGTGCCGGTGACCACCACCACCCCGAGTACCTCAACGACGACCTCCGTACCAGGGACGACCACGACGACGGCGCCGTCCAGCACCACCACATCGTCTACGTCGCCATCGACCTCGACCACTTCGACCACCGTGCCGCCAACGACGACCTCCACCGTGCCGGTTACGAGCACATCTACGACGACCAGCACGACCTCGACTACCTCGTCAACCTCGTCAACCGTGCCATCGACCAGTACAACGACCAGCACGGTCCCGGCGAGCACGACTACGGCCCCCAGTTCGACCACGACGACCTCGGTCAGCACTACCTCAACGTCGTCACTGCCCCCCGAGTCCTCAACGACGACGACCAGCACCTCATCCACGACCTCCTCCACAAGCACGACGATCTCGCCCACGACGACCACGACCACGACGACCACGACAGTGCTGCCGCCGAGACAGCGCCGCCGCATCCTGCCTGAGTCGCTATGACCGAGTACCGATGTGATCGCTGCGGCCACGACTTCGATGAGCACGAAGTCGCCAACCGGGAAGAGCCGTCCGACCGCCCCTTCGGCGTGTTCGTCGGGCAGGAGTGGACCGGGCTGCTCTGTCCCCCCGAGCACCCTGAGGATGACGTATGAGGGCCTTCGTCCTGGTTCGTGACGAAGATGTCACCGGCATCTCCGGGACCGGCATCGTGGCCGAGGGCATCGAGTTCACCGGAGGCGTCGTAGCGCTGCGCTGGCTGTCCGAGTTCCCCACCAGCGTGGTGTTCCACGACCGGGGCATGGAGTCGGTCGAAGCCGTCCATGGTCATGGTGGCCTCACTCGGGTGGTATGGCAGTGAACTGCGTGCTCTGTGATACTCCGATGGAGGACGAGAACTCGGCATCCTCGATCCAGCCGATGCACAAGGCCTGCGCCTTGCGTGAAGTCATGGGCGGCATCGGTCACCTGATCGACCACCAGCACTTCTGTAAGGACGTGGGCGACCCCGACGCTGGCCTGCCCTACCGGCTCTCGGCGCTGCTGACCACGGTATGGGTCAAGTACTACGGCGTTGATGTAGCGGTGGAGAAGAGCGTCGTCTCAACGGACTAGACACCTATCTACCTGGTGCTACATTCGCGAGCATGACACCTGATAGGAAGTATGTCACCTGCGAGATCGTGGGTATCAGGCTGCTGCAATGCTCAGGAGCGACACGTAACGGCCGTACCAACGACAGACCTGAGATCTGTCCTACACGCCTGGTGCTTCCCCGCCAGACGCTTTCCGAGGGCCGAGCGCTGCGGGACCTGGGCGAGCAGAAGTGGCAGGGCACGAAGGGATCGCAGGACTTCCACCGCTCCTTCCTGACCATCCTCAACTACCTGGTCCGTCAGGACAACCCAGGTATCAAGCTGTACTACGAGTCGGGGACCCGTCGAGTCGAGCACGCCAAGCGACCGGTCATCGTCCCCAACGACACCCTGGCCCGAGGACCACGGACCCGGCTCGATGCTCTCGATGGCTGGATGGAGCAGTTGCAGGCGCACTACGGGACGCCCGAGACGTACTCCCCCGACCAGAGCCAACGCATCGTCAACTGGGTCGCCACCATCATCACCAGAGACCCGGTGATGACCAGGATGCTGGTCGAGTCCTAGTATCTCACCACATCTGCTATAGTGATGGTCCACTACCGAACAGGAGACATCACTATGGTGGACTACGAATCACCCAGCATCGAGACGCTCGGCAGGGTTGCCGACTTCACCCAGGGCGGCTACACCAGCGGCTACGCCTTCATGGAGAAGAACGACAAGGACAAGGACCAGTACCCGGCGAGTTGACCACTCGGTGAAGTAAGTGCCCCGGTCGCTGTGACCGGGGCACTTGTGCGTCAGGCCTCTAGTATCACCACATGTCCAAGCCACTGACCTTCGACAAGATCGCAGAAGACCTCCAGGGTGTCATCCACGACCTCTCCGACCTCTCGGCGCAGGCTGGAGTCGAGCGATTCAACGGAATCGTGATCGAGGACCTGCCTGTCCAATACCGGGATATGGGGCTTTCACACTGGAAGGTCACCATCGAGCCTCAGCCGCCCTCCCGGAACCGGCCGGTCGAAGAAGCGGACGAGGTAGCACAAGCCCCCACTGTGTGATACAGTGCTAGTGTGGCCACACTTACCATCAAGACCAAGCTGCTGAAACAGATCCTCGAAGCTCTCACCCCTGCGGCGGCGTCCTGTCTGGACGAGTCGCCCACCTCCTTCATGGAGACGATCCACATCACGTGGGACGAGGACGACAAGACCGTGGCCTTCGTGACCACGGACGGCTTCCGTGCTCACATCGCCCAGATCAAACGATCTGTTGTCGATGCGTACGACGAGGGTGAGATCGTCATCGGCGCCGACTTCCTCGCCCACAGCATCCTGCTGGACAACGCCGACGACGACAGCGACGAGTCGATCGTCATCACGGCCACCAACAGCCACACCAAGTGGACGGTCGAGACCAGCGATCCGAGCGACGGCGTGGCCGAGACCGACATCTTCACAATCCCCAACTGGCCCGACATGCACAGGCTGATCAGCGACGAAGTGGTCGCTGACGAAGAGGTCGGGTTCAACCTCGACTACTTCCACGACGCCTTCGACGCCTTCGACTCCTGGCACGATCCGGTGGACGAGGACGGCGCCATGGTCCCGCTACGGGTGCACGCTCTGCAACGCAAGCGGGTCAACCACTTCTCCATGAAGAGCGAGGCAGGTACTCTGCGGGTGCTGCTCATGCCGATCATCCTCAAGGACTCGGAATGGAGGTAACCATGTGGTTCCCCGACGACAAGGTGCAGGTCTCCCTCCCCTACGGCGAGGACGGCAAGACCGTGCACACCGGTACCGTGACCAGGGTGCAAGAGCCAGGCCCCGAGCAACCGTGGCGCTGCGTCCAGGTGAAGTTCGATGACCCGGCCATCTACGGTGGCATGGGCATCGCCTGGGTGGACCCACTGACGCTCTCTGCTCTCGGTGAGACACCAGCCGAGCCTGATCGAGGTCGCCATGAGTCCTGAGGCGATTGGCGTTGTAGTACTCGTCATGGCCGGGTTCCTGATTTGGGACGTAGCGCTGGAGTGGTTGCGCAAGGGCGGCAGCCTGCGGCACCACGATGCCGAAGAGGATGGTCGTTGGTTGAGACGTGAGCTACGGCGTCAGCACGATGACCACGACAGTTGGCGATGAACTTCTAGCCCGCATCCGTGAAGCCGTACGCCAGCAGGGCGTGCCGGTATCACAACAGGAGGCGGTCATCGAGTTGGTGGGGCGCTCCCTCATCACCATCCTCAACGACCCGGCGTTCTTCATGCAGTTGCGGCCGGTGCTCGAACTCCAGGCCGAGAACGGCATGTTGCGTAACATGCTGGCCTCGGTGCAGGCACAGATGAACCGCCTGGTGGTGGCCAAGTCACCACGCAAGCGGACGGCAGCCCCCCGCAAGAGGGCGGCGACACCCAAGATCGTGAAGAAGGCACCAACGGTGCGGGTGAAGGGTTCGACGGCTGCCAATCGGACGGCGTTCAGGAAGGGGTTCAGCGGAACTTGATCGGAGTATCGGACAGTATGTCAACGACAACAGTCCAAGGAATAATCGTCGGAGCACTGGTCCTTCTGATACTGGCGTTTGGGGTGGCGATCTACAACGCCATCACCGAGGACCCGGTGGAAGAGGTCAACAAACCCATCAGCGACCCCGCCATGCGGCATCTCATGCAGCGTGTGATACGGGAACGCACGGACAACCCAGATAGGCAGTCATGAAACGCAAGAACAGCAAGATCGAGAAGCCGACCCCCGCCGAGCTACCGCCGCCGCCTCTGCTAGAACCAGACCACCCTATGAGTGAGCAGGAGCGCCGGGAACTGGCGTACGAGCACCGTGGTGAGGTCGATGAGGCCTTCGAGCCGGTCCCGATCGAGCCGAGGATCGTCCAGAACCAGCCTGCCCTGGTTGACCCGGCCTGGTGGGCGTTCGTGAAGGTGTTCCACGAGGACAAGGCCAACGCCTCCATGCACTGCGCTGTCGTGAGATACTCCCCGCTCACCTTCCGCCTGGCCGAGGCGCTCAACGAGTACATGCCCCTGGACCCCTACGTGCAGTCGGTGCTGGGGGACGTGGGAGCCTACGAAGAGGACACTGGTCGGTGAACTGCGCTGACTGCGGCAAGCCGGTGGAGCTTCGTCGGGGTGGACGCTGGGGAGCCGCAGTCGGCCCCAACGGCTACAGCTTCACCTGCCGCACCATCATCGAGGGCGATCGACTCATCAGGGCCGACTATCACTACGTCGAGGGCGAAGAGCAGCGCCACTACAACCCGGAGATCCCACCCGAATGATGTGTGACCGTCAGGGCTGCACCAAAGACGCTCGCTGGCAGGTCTACGCCTGCTACGACGCCGAGATGGACAGTGCTCACCCCAGGGTGGCTCGGTACCCGAACCCGATGACCCGAGCGTGTGGTGACCACCTGACGTGGGAGCTTGGCCGGGATGCAGCGGCCCGTGGCTCGACCATGCAGTGGGTGGTGAAGCCGGTATGACAACGTGAGCCATTACACCCGCTTTCTCTCGTTCGGGCTGAACGGGTACAAGAGCCAACCGTACGAGCGGCGCTCCAAGCGGTCGTTCCGTCGCTGGTTACGACGGACTGGTAGGAAGGGTTAGAGCCGGGGCTGATGACTCCTCACAGCCCCGGCTCTGATCAGTTGCTCCCGGCGTTGTAGCGGGAGGCGATCTCGGACAGGTGGATGAGGCGTTCCTCACCGACGTACCCGCTCAGTTCATCGTTGATCTTGTGAGCCTCGTGGGCGGCGGCCATCATCGAGGTGATCACTTCGCCCCAACGTTCCGGGGGCAGGAGGATGATGTGAGTGGCTTCGCCGTGTTCGACCCCGAGGGTGACGAACAGCCGGGCCTCGTCGTTGACGATCTTGACGCCCACGCCCATGGCCGAGCACACGATCTGGTCCTCGTCTGTCACGGTCGCCAACGATACCGCAGCGTTGCTACAGTCCAGACATGGCAGCACGTCCGAAGGGTGGCCAAGTCGGTGCCAACCAGGGCACCGCCGAGGCTTCCGGCAAGTCCAGAGGTCCAGCCCTCTCAGCCGAAGAGATCTTCGCTGGTGTCGATGTCGGTGGCGCCCACGACCTCGGCCCCTGGATCGAGACTCCATCGTCCAGCCGGGTGAGCCGCTTCCGCTACGACCACCTCCAGCGCTCTCTCCAGGTGCAGTGGACCAACAACAAGGGCCACGGCTACGTCTACGAGAACGTGGACTACGAGGGCTATCGCTCATTCGCCCGAGTTGCCAGCAAGGGCAAGCACATCAACTCGACCCTGGACAACTACACCTACCGACCGATGGACCCGTTCGAGTATGACGCTCCCTCCAACGACAAGCGCCGTGGTGTCGGGTCGAGAGTGAGGACCTGATGGCTGCCTCAGACCATCTCCACCCGCAGCAACTCGCCATGTTCATGACGGCCCGAGAACTGCACGGCATGAACTCGATCGACGTTCAGCGGTTCCCCAATGACCGTATGGGCGGGGCCTGGAAGTCCAAGGACGCCATGTGGAAGGTGAAGCGCCGTGAGAACAAGCGGGAAGGCCTCGACAAGGACGTGGCCGCCCACGGCGTGCAAGAGCCAGTCCTGATCGTGCACAGTGAGAACGACGGCACCAGGCTCGCCAATGGGCACCATCGCACCACCGCTGCCTACGACCACAACCCCGACAGCTACGTGCCGGTGAAGCACGGCCGCCTCAACTACTGATATCAGTGAACGACTGTCGGGCCGAGCGCTGGAAGGGGCATCCCCTCTTCGAGGGCGATCACGAACCGCATGCGTTCTGGTACGGCCCAGGCGACAGGTACCAGGGCCACTGCGGTGGTAGCGGTGGCGGCGCTCTACCGAGCGGCGGCAACGCCATCATCGGTCCACGCATCGGTCAGCAGAAGCTGGCCAACGAGTTGTTCATGCGGGGCATGATCATGGACGGTCAACGCATGATGTATCCCAAGCGCTGGAGTGTCCGATGATTGTGATACGGGGCATCCCTCTCTACTGGGGGGTCGAGAGGGACGCCCTGGATCGCTCGTTCTTCTCGGGGTCGTGGCTCATGGAGGATCTCCCTCCGTTCCGTGAGAGTGTGCGAGCGGTCCGTATCCGGGTATCACCACACCGATGGCTGCATATCGGACAGTTCCGCTACAACCGGGAGGCGCTCCACACTGGGCTGATGTTCAAGCCCTCCGACATCGGCCAATGGGGGCGTGATGCTGAGAAGGATCAAGAGGGACCAGGAGAACTCACTCCCGTCGATCCCGATGACCAGCCGGTTCGATCGGATGCCGGTAGCGGACCTGGAGCTAGCGCTGGAGACCAGCTTGCTGCGCACGGCTGAACTGTTCAGGGGCTTCCAGCACAAGGAGATCGAGACCGCCTGGGTGGTCGCTCAGATGACGGCCGAGGTCAAGCAGGCCTACGGTGTCTTACTCGCCTTACAGCGCAGGGTTGAAACTTAGTCAAAGACTTGGTATCTTTGACACATGACCAACCTGCAAGACGAACTACCACTGGAGTGGCCCGTGTACCACGAATACACCATCGAACTGCGCAAGGGCGCTGACCCCGAGGACATGGAGGTGCTGCGGCATCACACCGCTTCCACCTCTCTTGACGCCATCGGCCTGATCGGCGGCCTGCGAGACCGCTCGGCCTTCCGTGACAAGGTGGTCTGGCGGGACCAGGAAGTGGACGGCAAGGGAGACCTCTTCGGTCTGGCACCGGACGGCGTGATCTTCCAGATCCACGTCACCCCGGACCTCAACACCGAACTGACCGAGTGACCGAACTCAACGCTCCCATCGATCTGTGCCACCAGATCTCCCTCATCCTCACCCGCAAGATCAACGATGAGGCGGATGCGATCAGAGAGCGCATCGCCGTGTGGACACCAGCACCCCTCGACCCGGATTGGGACCCCTATGACGACTTCGGATGATCCAGACCCCAAGACGATGATGATGCTCATCTCCAACCTCCAGACGAGGGTCGAGACGTTGGAGAAGGAGCGACCGGGGCGCAAGCCCAAGCCGATCGTCGTCTCCGTAGCTCACGTCTGCGGTGTAGACCCTGACCGTGACTCGACCACCTGCCCTGACGCCTCGCTCTACCGGCGCCAGAAGGGTTGCCAGGGCGACGCCTGTGTCAGTATCTCACAGGCCTACTACGGCGCTCGTCGGGCGAAGTGAAACAGGCCCGGACGATCCGCCGTGAACTCACCAGGCTGGTCGAGGATCGCATGGCTGAGTTGAGGGTCGATTGGCTGGGCGTCATTGACCTTCACGGTGAGTTGTGGCCAGACGAGACGTTGTGCCCGCTCGTCAACCCGTTGTGCCCCGATGACTTGTGCTTTCTGCCAGCCGGTCACGTCGGCACCGAAGAGGGGTATCACATCCTCGGCACGATGAGGTACACGCAAGCTGATCGGTTGGTCCGCAAGGGTTCGATCATGACGATGGCTCCGGTAGGGACCACTCGGCCCGATCTGATGAAGCTCGGTTGGGACGAGGCCGAGCGCCAGGGCTGGGAGTGAGTCGGTTCTACAACATCGATGGTGAGCCGATCACCATGGAGGAGTGGGCACGCCTGCTGGACATCCGTGAGTATGCCGTCGTGGCTTGGGACGAAGTGGGCGCTGGTATCAAGGTGTCCACCGTCTGGTTGGGTCTGAACCACAACTTCTTTGGCGGTCCTCCGCTGATCTTCGAGACGATGGTGTTCACACTCAGGGACGAGCCGTACGTGATGCCTGGCGGCACTGAGTACTGGTGGGAGGGTGTGGAGCAGTACCGCTACTCGACGTTGGTCGAAGCGGAGGCTGGGCACACTCGCATCCTGGAGATGGTGAAAGTGTTGGAGGGCGTGCAGTGAGCCAGCGCAGCCAAGACGCCCTCGAACGACTCAACGACGGGCCGATCTACACGGTCCACCTCGACGCCGGATCGTTCTCCTGGCTCATGGAGATCATCGAGGACAAGCAGCGGTTCCAGCGGTCCTTTGAGGGATACCAGCGTTTGGTGAAGAGGACCCTGCTCTCGTTCCAGGAGGCTCAGCGAGCGGTGACCGCCGACGTGGAGCTACCCGATGAACAACCTCGCAAGCGGACGATCCCTCGAACGAAGAAACCGACTTCCCGGAGTGGCAAGCGGTAACTCACTCCGGTATGATGGTCTCATCAGATCCGTGAGCCGCTGCTGAGTTCGCTCAGCCGGTTCGGGGGATGGTAAGTGGCGAAGCGGCCCGCTCGTAAGAGCGGGCTTCTTCGTTTCTCAGGTGAGGTGCGGAGGGCACCCTCCAGCGTCCGCTGACCATATGGGGGTATGGTCCTCTCAGTGGCCGACATCATCATCGAGGACCTGGGCTTCGACCTCTCCGAGGACGAGCAGGCCGAGTTTGATGCACTGGAGGCCGCCGATGCGCAGGCTGAGGCCGAGGAAGAGGCTGATCATGCACTAGACGACCTCGAACCGGAGATGGCCGACTTCCTCGACCAACTCATCAAGCGGACGATCCTGTTCTGTGAAGAACTGTGGGGCAAGGAGCTTCGGCCCTACCAGCGCTCGATGTCATACCGGATTGTCGAGTCCTTGATCCTCAACGACGCCGAGGAAATCACCGGCTTGATGGCCCGCCAGTCGGGCAAGAGCGAGGTCGTCGCCACCACTCTCGCTGGGTGCATGATCCTCTTCCCGATCCTGGCCAAGACCTACCCGATCATGGAGCAGTTCAAGGAAGGCCTCATGGTCGGCCTGTTCGCTCCGGTCGAGGAGCAGTCCGAACTCGTCTTCTCCCGCATCGCCACCCGCCTCTCCAGTGAGCGGGCGGTGGCCATCTTGTCGGACCCCGAGATCGATGAGAAGGTGGAAGGCAAGAGCCGTGTGATACGACTCTCCAACGGGTCGTTCTGCCGCCGTCAGACAGCCAACCCCCGAGCCAAGATCGAAGGCTCCACGTATCACATCATCGTCATCGATGAGGCCCAGGAAGCCGATGAGATGGTGGTGCGCAAGAGCGTCCACCCGATGCTCGCCGCCAACGCCGGGACGATGGTGAAGATCGGCACTCCCGGCTACACCAAGGGCGACTTCTACAAGGCCATCAACCTCAACAAGCGGCGCCAACGGGGCAAGCGCTCCAACCACTTCGAGTACGACCACAAGGTCGTCAGCAAGTACAACCCGGCCTACCGCAAGTTCATCGAGAAGGAGAAGATCCGCCTCGGTGAGGACTCCGAAGAGTTCCAGATGTCATACGCCCTCAAGTGGATGCTTGAGCGAGGCATGCTCATCACCGAGGACGACCTGGACATGCTGGCCGACCGCTCGATGGGCCTGGTCAAGGCGTGGCACCGCACCCCGGTGGTGGTCGGTATCGACCCGGCCCGAGTGAAGGACTCCACCGTGGTCACGGTGTGCTGGGTGGACTGGGACTACCCCGATCCGGCTGGCTACCGGGAGCACCGCATCCTCAACTGGATGGAGATCCACAACACGGCCTGGGAGGAGCAGTACTTCCAGATCATGGAGTTCCTCGACCCCTACGACATCGCCTTCGTCGGTGTCGATGCCCAGGGCATGGGGTCGGCGGTGGCCGATCGTCTCCAGCGTCTGCTCGGCTCACGTTGCGAGGTCACGCCGTACTCCAGCGACGCCAAGAACCAGAGCGACCGCTGGAAGCACTTGATCCAGTTGATTCAGCGCCGGATGCTCATCTACCCCGGCCATTCCAAGGCTCGGCGTACTCGGGTCTGGCGTAACTTCCGCCAGCAGATGAGCGATGCCGAGAAGGTCATGAAGGGCCAGTACCTCCTGGTAGAGGCCCCCAACGAGCGGGAGGCGCACGATGATTATGTGGACTCTCTGGCGCTGGCGTGTGTGTGCTCTATGGCCGAGACGGCACCGGTCGTAGAGGTCATGGACTCGCCGTTCTTCCGCCGAGGCTGAGTCTCTCGAACTGACGTTCGAGGGAGTGCCTACCGACCTGTAGTTGGACATAGCTCCTGATACCGGGGTTTGAGCTATGATCCCGGAGTGATACCTGCCTAAGGCACCAGGAGGGCTTCCATGTCATATCAGCCAGCGTCTGGCTACGAGCACGTGATGGCGTCCAACACCGTGCGTCGTGGCCCGCTTCGCTTCGAGGAAGGTGTCGCCACCGACACCGACGTGCCCGCTGACTTCGGTCAGGGCGCCTACGGCGATCCGGGTGGCGACGGCCGGAGTCGGCCGTTCACCGTCGTGAAGTCGCCCGCCGACACCATGCGTGAGCGTGCACACCTCGGCTCCTCGACGTGGATCGAGGCTCCGACGATGCTCAACGACTTCGTGATCGGTGCGTCGATCGGCAAGGGACCGCCGCAGTTCGAGATGGAGATCGGCTCCGAAGCTCGCCTGCGTCGCCTCAACCCGGCACAGGTCAGCGACTAGATCCTCTCGGGCGAACAGTGGCTTCTCACCGCCGAAAGCCGCCGTTCTTGACGGTTGGGGTGGGGACCGCAGCACCCAGTAGCAAGCCGACCTCTCCCGCTGGAGTCGGCAACCAGCTTGGTGCTGCGGCCCCCGGACGACCTGTATCCAACATCGGCAAGTATCTCATCAAGCCCACTGCCGAGGTGGACACCGGCTTCGAGATGATCAACTCGGACCCCCAGGTGCTCCAGGAAGTCCACAAGAAGTACCTCAAGGCGGGACAGTTGCCACCGGCCCTCCAGCCGAAGTACCTCCGCAAGCCTCAGCCTCTGGAGGGCCAACGTCAGAAGGCCATCTCCAGAGGGTGGCGCAATCCACGAAGCCGTCAGGGGTGAGTCGTGCCGAAGGCAACACAGCGAGAGTCGTCACCGCTGACCAACCCCACTGGGACAGCAGTCAGGGCGACCGCTGTTCCTACCGCTTCTGGTGAGGGCTTCTATCAAGGCCTGGTTGGTCGCAAGACCGGCCGTCCAGCGCCTCGGCCTGGTGGTAACGGCCGTGTTCCTCGCCATGAGCAGCTACTGGCTGAGCATGGTCTCATGGATCAGGGAGCCGCCAACCCCAACCAAGGCCAACTCTTCGCCCCGCATGAGTTGCCAGCGGTGTCCTCGCCTCGGGAGATGGCAGCCAAGCACGGCGTCGCCCCGCCGCTCGCTGCCAGCCGCCCCGGCTTCATGCCGGAGTTGTACGAGAAGCGGGGCGGCGGCACCGTCTCGACGGCCCAGGCCCACAAGCGCATGATCGGCGGCATCCAGCGACTTCCTGACTACGGCGTGTCGAGCGTGGCCGAGTCGCTGGAGAACCGGGCCGCCACTCGCTCGCTCCACCGTGGTGAGGCGCCCTGGTACGCCAAGCGCACCGAGCGCACCCCGGACAACCCCAACCAAGGCCGCTTCGAGCTTGGCCCCGGCAGCGCCACCGAGATGATCCACGTAGCCGCTCACCGTGAGGGCGTCAGCTACGACGAGATGAGCCGGGCCTCGGCCATCACCAGTCCACGCACCCGCTGGACCGGGGGGACGCCAGGTACTGACGACTACCGAGCGCCCAACGTGGAGTCGGCTCGCAACGTCGTGCACGACGTGAAGATCGCCAAGGATCTCGACCTCGGCGCTGACTACCACGAGATCGGTCGTCACGCCGAGAGCGCTGGTGCTCTCCAGCAGCACATGGGCAAGGCGGGGGCTGACTACGCCGTGGGCGACCCTGGACGACCGATCAAGATCTCGGAGTTGCAGAGCCAGAAGGTGCCCAACTTCAACCAGAGCCTGCAACAGGCCCACCCCAGCCAGGCGATCCGCAAGCAGGCGGCCCAGTCCTACACCGTGGACACCCACGACGTGATGTCGATGGGCGCCGACAGCCCGGACCTGCTCAAGACCCCTGGTGGCATGGCGGCGGCCCGGATGTCCGGTCGTCGTTCGGCCCTGCGCCATAGCGAGCTACCACCGATGCATCAATCGGCGGTATGGGAAGGTCAGAAGTCCAAGACCACTGAGCCGATGGGCGAGCACTCCATGTTGGAGACCATGCGTTCGGGCAAGATCCGTGCCCGGCCAGAGTCGGTTGGTCCGCAGTTCGACGGGCGTAGTCCGCAAGCCAAGCGTCTCGGCCTGGAGTTCTGATGCCGACCGGCCCCCGACGCCTGCCACCTCTGTCCAAGAAGGTGGCCAAGAAGCCAGTTCTCAACCCCATCTCAGTAGGCACCGGTCAGACCGGTATCACATCAGACAAGCGGCCAGCATCCGCTTCCTCGAACCTCCAACGCTCCATCTGGGGCATTCGAGATCGACCCGACAAAGGAGACTGGACATGACCGCCCCTCTAGAGCCACCGCCGCCAGGCACCACCTTCACCAGGGACCCGGTGGTGGTCACGACGGCCATCTTCACCTTCCTGCTCGCCATCTCGTCGGTGCTGATGATCACCGGAGTGTTCTCCGATGTGGCGGGCGGAATCATCTCGGGCGTGATCGCCGCCGCCTGGGCCTCGACCCAACTGCTCTTCGTCAAGCCCGCCACGGTGCCACGGCAACCGCTGGCCCAGCTTGCGTATGACAACCAGCAACCTGCGGGTTCTGTCTTCCCGTCTTCCACCCCGGTGGTCGAAGTTTCAGATCTCCCAACCACCCCCAACCCGCAGCAAAGGAAGCCGTGAACCTCAAGCGCATCCTCGCAGCCGTCGCCGTGGCCACGATGGCCCTCGGCACGCTGACTCTCGTCGCCTCAGCGACGACATACCCACCGGTTTGCGTTGATGCCAACCCCAACGGTTGGCGAGCCACGGCACGTGACTTCAACCCGGTCTGGTACGACGCCGCCAACAACAACGACCGCACGGCGTTCGCTACCTACGTCGCCGCTGCCAACGGCGGGCGCACCCTCGGCTCATCGCTGCGGGCCGACGAGTCGATCTGCGTCAACCCGGCACGCATTCCGCAGGTGACCACGCCGACTACGACGGCGCCCACCACCACGGCGGCTCCGTCTACCACCGCAGCGGCGACGACCACGCTACCTGCCACGACGACCACTCGTCCTCCCGCCACGACCACGACGGTGGCGCCCACGACGACGGTCAGGCCGACCACCACGACTGCTGCTCCGACCACGACAGCGCCAGCGACCACGACCACCCTGCCTGCTGGTACGTGTACCGCAGCGGCCGGTCTGCCCGGTAGCTCGGACGGCCGTGGCGGGTGCTTCCCCGGTCCTGGCCGAGTCGGTGTCCCGGTCGGCACGACGCTGCGGGCCTACAGCGGTCCCTGCACGCTCTCGGTGCCCAACATCACGCTCGACGCCTATGACTTCGTGTCGTGTCGTAGCGGTCTGCTGATCAGGGCCAACAACATCACCATCACCCGGTCGAAGATCTACGACTCGGTGCATGGCAACGACGCCAACGGCTTCGCCTACAGCGTCAGTGACTCACTGCTCGATGGCGCCCAGACCGGTGCCAACGGTGGTGCGGCTGGCCGGGCTTGCGTGAACTGCGGCTTCGACGGCTACAACTTCACGCTGACCAGGGTCGAGATCATCCACACCAACCGTGGTGCGTACTGCGAGTCCCATTGCACGATCCAGGACTCGTGGGTCCACGCCGACAACCTCGACACCCGGCCCTGCCCGCAGGCGCCCTACGGCACCTGCCCGCACGCCTCCGGCTTCCGCCTCCAGCAGTACGGCAACCTGATCCACAACACGATCGAGTGCGACTTCGGCCTGTTCGAGGGTGACTCGTTCAACCTCGACCTCGGGTGTTCGGCGGCCATCTCGGGCTACCCCGACTTCATCGAGATCATGCACAACACGGTCAACGGCAACCTGATCGGCGCCAATCCGATCGGGTCGAGCTTCTGCACCTACGGCGGCAACAGCAAGGGCAAGCCGTACTCCACGGACACGCCGACCGTCAACGCTCACCCGACCAACGCCACCTACGTCGTGTGGACCAACAACACGTACGCACGTGGCCCCAACCGCACGACGCCGTTCTCCGGTCCTGGCGTGTGCGGTCGGTACGGCTCGAACACCGACTTCGGCATCGGCCGAACCGGCAACGTCTGGTCTGGCAACGTCTGGAGCACGGGCGAGACGATCGCTCCAGGGTGACAACCATGGCTCAAGGACAACCCCGTCTTCCCGGTGTGGCGTGGCCACGTGGCGACTTCCAGCGCATCGGCACGCTGGAGCGTGGCTCACGTGACTACGCCAAGTCCCAGGGCCTGGCCTACAGCAACAAAGGCATCGAGGGGGTCCGTGCGGACCCCAACGTGCTCAACACCGTGGGCAACGTCGTGCGCCGCCAGCAGGGTCTTCCCCAGCACGTCAGCCCGCAGATGCAGGAGTCGTACAAGGCTCTCCACGCCGGGATCGAGAGCCAGTACGACTATCTCACTCGTCCCACACATCAGGGAGGCCTCGGCGTCTCGGTCGAGGTCTCCAAGGAGGACCCGTACTCCGGCCCCAAGGCGGCTCGGGATGATGTGGCCAAGAACAAGCGCCTCAAGGTGCTGGCCACCGAGACGGCTGGTGGCGAGAACACGATGATGCCCGCCGCCATCAACGACAAGTTCCGGGCCGTGCACGACGCCTTTGGCCACCTGGCCACCGGGCGTGACTTCACCCGCCATGGTGAGGAAGCGGCCGTCCAGCACCACTCTCAGATGTTCCCGGAGGCGGCCCATCCGGCGCTGTTCTCCGAGCTTCGTGGCCAGACCGCTGGCCTCATCCGCATGGGGGAGTTCCCGGAGAACAAGGCCTACGACATGCCGGGCTGGGCCAACCAGGCCCAAGCCAAGCAGCCGAAACGTCAGCGCAAGGCGGCGGAGAAGCCGCCCACGCTGTTCTAGAGTGATACAGCGGTATCGAGGAGGTATCCGTGCCAGGAGGGAAGTCACCAGGGCCGTCGATCAAGAAGCCCGACGAGTACGAGGCCCTCAAGGATCAGGGCTACTCCAAGTCGAAGGCAGCGGCGATCTCCAACGAAGCGGCCAAGGGGCCAGCAGCACGATCACGGATGGCCAAGAAGGCCGCTCGTACCAGGAAGGGGAAGTGATGGCCAGAGGTGAGAACACAGCAGGGCACCCTGGGCGCAAGGTCGGCGCCGATCGTTTCAAGTCGCCTGGTGGCAACTTCGGTCAGGGTCCCGCTCTGGAGAAGAACGAGAGTGGCCGTGGCTATCACGTCAAGGGTGCACCTGGGTTCCAGACCGACAGGTACTCCGCTGCTGCCGACTTCTACGAGAAGACCACACGGGGAAAGCGCTGATGGCCAAGGGCGAAGACACGGCAGGCCACCCAAACCGTCAGGTCGGTCGAGATCGCATGCGGGCGATCCTGGGAGTGACATACACCCGCCAGGAGCTACGAGAGGCCGCCTTCCATGGGCAGGTCAACTCCGCACTCGGTCACGGCAGTTCGATGCCCCGCAACCAGATGACGCTGGGCGAGCGTCTACGAGACCCGGACGACTGATGGCCAGCAGCGAGTTCCGAGGAGAGGTCCGACCACGACGTTCACCGCCGAAGCATCACATCGTGATGTCGGCGGCACGTCATGACTTACGACCGGTCGATGACCCCTTCGCTCCGATCTCGAACAGCCAGTTCCCGCAGTTGTACATCCGCTCCACGATGCGCAACACGTACCGCAGCTACATGCGGGCGAAGACCCCCTACACCACGAGGGTCAGGACGTGAGGTAACCGTGAAGAAGAGTCCACCCTCCAACGTCGATGCCCCATACGGCTACGACGTTTGGAAGCACACCCAGGTCATCCCCAGACCACGACCGTCCGACGCCATCATCTGGCGCTGGACCATCGGGCCACCTGGCCCGAAGAAATCCCAACCAAAGCCCGGCCCCAAGGGCCACCCCGGAGAAAGAAGCAACACCACCATGCAACTCACCGCCGACCAACAGGTCGATCTGTCCATCACGGGTGAGGACAAGTACAACAACCCCGTTGACATCTCGGGCGATGTCGTCTGGTCCTCGTCGGACGAGTCGATCGTCACCGTTTCCAACTCCGATCCCTCCCACGCCACTGCCGTTGCGGTTGGGCCGACCGGCTCCGCTGCCGTCACGGTCACCAACGACGTGAACCAGGACGGGACCGGCGACTTCATCGGCTCGATCTCGATCGATGTCGTCGCAGGCATGATGGCCGAGATCGCCGTCACCGCTGGCGAGCCGACCGACAAGACCAGTGGTGGTGGCGAGCCGCCGCCCACGGCCGAGCAGTTGCCCGCCCGCTGAACGGATCTTGACCGATGGCCGTTGATTTCGTCTCCAGTTCCTACCGAGCCGCCGCTAGCGATCTCACGATCGCTATCTCCCCCCTGGGGATTGTGGAGCTTGCGGATGAGGAGTTCGAGGTCCACGGCCCTCGGTTGAACCGTTACGCCAACAACTGGGCGTGGTACCTCGGTCACCACTGGGCGTACCGCCGAGAGATCGGTGAGCCGCAACTGACCTTCAACTGGGTCAAGGCCTTCAGCGACTACCTCGTCAACTTCAGCTTCGTGAAGGGCGTGAACTTCTACTCCCCCGAGGCCACCGGGGCGATCACCCCGTATCTCCTCAAGGAGGTGTGGGAGGTCCACAACGCCAAGCAGCAGATCCTGATGGAGATCGGCCAACTGGGATCGGTCTCAGGCGATGTCTTCATCAAAGTGGCCTATGAGCCGCCGTACGTGGATATGGCAGGGGTACCGATGGAGGGGCGCATCCGCATTCTCCCGCTCAACCCGGCCTTCTGCTTCCCGGAGTGGCACCCGCACGACCGTCAGCGGATGATCCGCTTCAAGACGAAGTACAAGTTCTGGGGCACCGCCCAGGACGGCACTCGTCAGGTGATGACATACGTCGAGATCATGACCGAGGACGTGATCGAGGAGTACATCAACGACGAACTGATCGATCGTCGGCCCAACCCGATCGGTGAGATCACCGTCGCCTTCTGCCCCAACATCGCCGTCGCTTCCAGTCCCTGGGGGCTGGCCGACATCGCTGACATCGTGCCGCTGAATCGTGAGTACAACGAGAAGGCCACCGAGATCAGCGACATCATCAACTACCACGCCTCCCCGGTCACCGTGATCACCGGGGCCAAGGCCTCCAACCTGGAGAAGGGTCCCCGCAAGGTGTGGGCGGTGACCAACAAGGACGCCAAGATCACCCAGCTTGAGCTACAGACAAACTTCACCGGCCCCCTCGGCTACATGGAGTTGCTCAAGCAGTCGATGCACGAACTGACCGGCGTGCCAGCAGCGGCGCTGGGCACAATGCAGCCGATCTCCAACACCTCTGGCGTGGCCCTGGCCATCCAGTACCAGCCGCTGATGCTCAAGCACGAACGCAAGACGGTGAACTTCACCTACCTGTTCGAGCGGGTCAACGAACTCGTCATCCGTCACGCCTTCGTGTTTGCCCCCGAGTTGACGTTCTACAACCCGATCCTGTCGGCCACGTATCTCAAGCCGGACCAGATGGAACAGCTTGACCCGTCGCTTCCAGTATCATACCGCACTTACGTTGACTGGCCGTCCCCGATGCCGATCGACAAGCTGCTCAAGATCAACGAGATCCAGGCTCTGATGGCGATGAACCTGGAGAGCCGTCGTGGAGCGCTGCGGGATCTCGGGGTGCAGTTCCCGGACCAGAAGATCCGGGAGATCTTCGAGGAGGTCATGGAGGACGCCAAGGAGCAAGGCGCCCTCTCACTGGTCCAGAGCCAGATCGCCGCCTTCAACATGATGGCCACCGGCATGACGCCCGATGGCCAACCGCTCATGGGGCAAGACCAGGAGGGGAACCCCGTTCCTGCGTCGCCCCCAGTCAACCCCGAGATCGCTCAGGAGGTCCAGTTCCTGGCCTACGGGCAGATGCCACCGCAGATGCTCGACTTCGAGAGCGACGACCACGGCTGATACGCCCCTAAGGGACTGAGATACTGCTGTATCAACACGATCCGTGATATAAGTAACGAGCGCACAGGGATAACCCGAGGGATCACCATGACGACGACATCGGAGAACACCGGAGACACCGGAAGCGGCTTCCTCCAGGGCGTGCAACCAGCCCAGCCCCGCATGGCGGGTGACTGGACCGGCCAGCAGCGACCGGATCAGGCCGTGAGTCAGCCGGTTCCATCCAACGAGCCGCCGAGGCCCGCCTACCGGTGGACCGACGAGGACATCGAGAACGCTCGCAAGCAGGAGAAGGACAAGCTCTACCCTCGGATCGAGGACATGGCCACCCAACTCCGCACCTTGCAGGAGCAACGTGACGCAGAAGCTGCCGAACGACAGAGGTTGGCCGAAGAGGCCGCCGCTGCTCGCCAGACCCAAGAAGAGCAAGAGATGGATCTCCGAACGCTGATGGAGAAGCGTGACAACGAGTGGAAGTCTCAGATGGCTGAGATGACCGCCCGCTACGACGCCGATCGTGAAGTGTTCAACAAGGAGCGCCAGCTACAGGAAGCAGAGTTGTACCGGCGAGACCGGATCGCACAAGAGCAGGAGTTCATCCTGCCCGAACTGCGTGACTTCATCGTCGGCTCCTCCCCCGAGGAGATCGACGCTTCGATCGCAGCGATGAAGGCCCGCACAGAGGCCATCGTCGCAAACTTCGTCGCAGCGGAACCCCAACCGGTTCCGTTCGGACGGATGGGGGCCGCACCCACGGTCCCACCTGTTGGTCCAATGGAGCAATTGCCGTCGTATGAATCGTTGACGCCCGAGGACATCAAGGGCATGGATATGGACACGTACAAGAGATACAGGAACCAACTCCTACAGGCGACCAGTCCCGGCCAACGCCGAGGCTGACGGGTAACACCACACCCACATAGGGGCGCTCCTCGGAGCGGTCCCCACGCTCCACAAGGAGATCCACCATGCCAGCAGGTTCTGGTCTCGGTGGCGAGCTTCCTGTTGTATCCGGTATCACCGGTACGACTCGTGTCGCCCCCGGAGGCCCCTACTCGAACTATGACGTTGCGGTCGGCTACAAGGGCCTCGCCACGATGGACAACACTGCGGTCGGCTACTCGGGTTCGGTCGCCACCGGCTCGACCATGCTCGGCCCGGCGATCCAGACGATCTGGTCGAAGGAGATCCTCTTCCAGTCGATGCCGGTGCTCCGGTTCGAGCAGTTCGCCGTGAAGAAGACGGAACTCGGCACGATGCCGGGCCTCACCGTCAACTTCATGCGCTACAACAACCTGCCGATGCCCGCAGGGCCGCTGGTGGAAGGCGTGCGCATGAAGACCCATGCGATCACGGCCAACCAGTACGCCATCACGGTGCAGGAGCAGGGCTTCGCCGTTGCCGTGTCGGAGTTGCTGCTCAACGCCAGCTTCGATGACATCATGGCGTCGGCCTCCCGTCTGCTCGGGCGCAACATGGCGCTCTACATGGACGGCCAGGCTCGCCAGACGCTCGCCCGTTCGTCCTCGGTGGTCTTCGGCTACACCAAGCCGACCGCCATCAACGTCGGCTACGGCGTGTACGAGCCGGGCACCCCGGCCACCGGCCTGGCACAGGTCACCACGTCGGGAGGCACCGGCTCGGTTGCCGACGACTTCTATCTCACTCCGCACGCCGTGAAGGATGCGGTCGAGGTGTTGGCGTCGAAGAACGTGCCCCGCCTCGGTGAGACGTACGTGTGCTTCGTGCACCCGCACCAGAGCCGTCGCCTCCGGGACACCCCGGAGTGGATCGAGGTCACGAAGTACGCCGCTCCCGGCAACTTCATGCTCGGTGAGATCGGCCGCCTGGACGACGTGGTGTTCATCGAGACCACGCAGATCTCCAGCCCGCTCGCCGGTTCGGCCGACATCACCGACCCGTGGCCGGGACTGCCCGGAGGCGCCGTCAGCACGGTGAACCCGTTCAACCCCGACTGGCGTGGTACGGCCCTCGGCTACACGGGCGGCGACGCTGCCGGTGCTGGCGACTTGTCACCGTTCCCCGACATCGCTGACCCCGGCACTCTCGATGACCTGCCGACCGGCGAGACCGCTCTCCCCGGCTGGGGCGAGCCGTGGGGGCCGACCAACGGCGTCTACGAGGCGATCATGCTCGGAGACAACGCCTTCGGTCATGCCATCTCCCTGCCCGTCGAACTCCGTGACGGCGGCGTGCTCGACTTCGGTCGTGAGCACGCTCTGGCGTGGTACTCGATCTGGGGCTGGGGCGTCGTGACGGACTCGTCCGTCGTGAAGATCATCACGAACTGAGGTCCGGTTCCACAGTCCGTGATGCGGGAGAGGGGGCCGCATGTCCCCCTCTCCCGCCTCATCTGCCCCAGATACGGAGGTATCGCATGAGCATCGTGGCCGTCCACGGCCCCAACACCTGGGGGTCCACACCAGGTGTCGAGACAGGTCCTGCCAACGCAGCGCCGAGCCAGTCGGACGGGCTGGTCTGGTCGTTCTCGGCCGACACATCGACCCGTCCCGCCGCCGACTACGACTGGACCTTCGGCGCCAACTCCACCCCAGCCAGCCAGGCCGACAGCAAGGGGCCGATCTCGGTCACCTACTCGGTGGCCGGAACCAAGACCGTCACCCTCACCGTTCCCAACGCTGTGGCCACGATCTCCAACAAGGCGCTCACGTCGAACGTGGTCACGTTGACCACGGCCGCTGCCCACAACCTGGAGGTCGGTGATTCTGTCACCGTGGCGATGACGGTTGCCGATCCCGTTCTCGACGGGACCTACACCGTCACGAGCGTGCCCTCCGGGACGACGTTCACCTACGCCAAGACCAACGCCAACATCACGTCGGCGGCGATCGCTGGCACGGCCACCTCAGCCGGTCACCCGGCAGCCGGGGCCTACGTCATGGGCATCGCAGCGAAGGCAGGTCCGACGTGAGGGTCAAGGTCAACTACGGCGATGGCTCCCCCGAGGAGGAGCTTGATGTCTTCGACGGCTCCGTGCACTTCCATCCGTACGAGGATGGCGAGAAGCACGAAGTCACCGTCGAGGTGCTGGAGGAAGACGAGGCCGAAGACGACGACGACGACGACGAGGCCGAAGAAGACGATGAGTACGACGAGGCCGACGACGAGTTCGACCCCTCCGTGCACACCGTGGCCGAGGTCCAGGAGTACGTCGGCTCCCACCCTGACGAGTTGGAGGCGGTCTACGACGCCGAGGTGGCTGAGAAGAATCGCTCCACCTTGGTCATCTGGCTGGAAGAGCGACTTCCCTACGACCCAGGCTCCTACACCGTCCAGGAGGTCGTGGACTACGCCATCACCAACCCGGAACAGGTTGACGACCTGATCGCAGCCGAGAAGGCTGGCAAGAACCGCTCGACGCTGATCACCCAACTGGAGGCGTTGTAGTAGAGCGGCTAGTTACTAGCGACACAAGGAGAACACGTCGTGCCACGAACAGCAGCACAGGGTGAGATCGAGATCGACACGGACGCTGAGCCTGACGAGAGTCAGGTCACCAGGCCATCCGACCTCGGCTTTCCCTCCAACACGCAGACGGGTCCGATCCCGCACCACCGAGAGATCGAAGTCGAATCACTGGCGCCGTCGCCAGCCGAGATCGATCAGGCAGGGATGGTGGAGATCCGTATGGCCGAGACCATCGAGGAGTTCACCTACGGCAACCCCCACAAGCACTACAAGCTGGAGGCGGGGAGGCGGTACCGGCTCCCTGTTGATGTCGCCCGGTATCTCAACAGCCTGGGGTATCTCTACCACCGAGGATAGGAGTCCACGGCCATGACTCGGCCGAATCTCACGCACGACGGGTTCTTGATCCCGAACGCTTCGACGGTCTCGAACCCTCGAATGGCCGAGCCTGATCAGATCGACTTCAACACCATGGCCCACGCCCTTTGGGGTGTGGTCGATGGCTGCCTCGTCACCGCTTCCGGCTCGACGGCCTCCACGCTCGGGGGCCTCGCTCTCGTCAACGGCGCACTGGTCAAGGTCAACGGCCAGTCGGTGACCCTCGCCATCGGTGGGGCGCTCGACCGCTTCGACCTCATCGTGGTCAACCAGGGAGGCACGCTCCTGTCGGTGCGGGGCGACGAGAGCGTCAACCCGGTGTACCCCGATATCCCGCTCGATGTCACGGTGCTGGCGTCGGTCTTCGTGCCCATCGGGACGAGCAGCTTGTCGGACAACGTGATCGACAAGCGCAAGTTCATCTCCCGGTCGCTGCTGACCAAGATCGACCCCAGCGCCATGCTGGTCCAGAACCTCAACAACACCGGCAACCACTTCACGGTGACCGGTGGCGGCTCGATGGTGTGGGAGGACGACACCTTCCTCGATCGCTCCGGGGTGGGGACGCTGCGCATTCGCAACCTGCTCACCGTCGATGACGGGATCTCGACCGGTGGTCCCCTCACAGCCGAGACGGTGACGGCGGCTGGCAAGGTTCAGGGGTCCAACCTCAAGCAGTCCACGACCATGCCCAGCCCGACCGGGCTGCTGCCTGGCACGCTCTTCCAGAATCAGACCAACGGGCGCCTCTACATCATTCAGAACGGTGCCTGGCAGGAGTTGGCCACGCTGGCCAACTCGGTGCCGGTGGGGTCTGTGATCACCTGCGTTCAGCCCAAGGCGGCGATGATCGCTCTCGGCTGGGTGCCGCTCGACGGCGCCACGATCACCGAGGACCAGTACCCCTCGCTGTTCACCATCCCCGGCTTCGGCACCATCACCGGCACTGCCCCCCACCGCTCGATGGTGTTGCCCAACGCCGAGAAGCGAGTCCTGCTGACGACGTGGAACAGCGCTCCCGGTGGTGTCGGCGGCCCAGCGAACAACCACATCAACCTCTCGCTCGCTCAGATGCCCAACCACGACCATGACGTGGCCGTGGTGAACGGCGGTGGCGGTCCGATCACGATCACCATGCAGCCTTCTGGTCAGCACGTCCATACGGTCGTACCGGGCGGCGAGCACATTCACTGGGTGGTGGAGCACCCGCACACCCACCAGGGCATGAACTACTTCGGTCAAGCCGCTGCGGTAATCGGCGTGGCCTGGGGCGGGCGCAACAAGATCGACGCTCTCTTCAACGACCGCAACCACACTTACTCGGTCGAGGCGATCATGGACACCATGCCCGCTGTCGGAGAGGTGGACGTGCTCTCCAACGGCTCGCTGCACGGTCACACCATGGAGTTGGCGCCACCGCACACCCACGTGGTGTCGGCCACCAACGCTCCGGTGCATGGTCACGTGGTGAACGAGACGGCAAAGGGATCAGGGGCGGCGGTGGACATCACGCCTCAGTATCTCAACGTGTACACGTACATCAGGTCATGATCGTGAGGTCACATGCCGCAGTTCGCCGGGTCCCGCTTCGGGCAGGACACCGCTCCACGCATCGCAGCGACTACTGAGCTTCTGATGGAGGCCAGCGAGTTGCCACCGGTACCTATGTATCAACCGCTCGTACCGTTCTATCCGGGCTTGGTGAACGGCGGCTCCTCCGGCGTGCTCGATCTCACCTCGGGGGCCTCGTTCGTTGACACCGGCCCGGCCCAGTGGAAGAGCTACCCCGATCGCCTCGACATCTACGTGTACCAGGGCGATGACGTGCAGGTGCCGCTCTACTTCCAGGACCCGACCACCCCCGACTTCGACATCTCCACCGGCTGGACTTGGGAGTCCCAGGTCCGCTTCTTCCACACCTACTACTCGATGCAGATGGTCAAGCTCTCGGTGGAGAGCGAGTACATCCCGCCCGAAGACCCCGACGACGACACGTCGCTCGGCTCGACGCTGGTCACCCTGTTCCTGCCCCGCTTCTGGAATCGCTACTGCGGCGTCTACGCCTGGGACCTGTTCTCCACCAGCCCCTACGTCGGCCCTGACTTCGAGCAGCCCGAGAGCGTGAAGGACGAGGACTGGCTCCAGGACCAGGTGAAGACGTGGCTCTTCGGCCGGGTCTACGTGGTGCCTCGGGTCTCGCAGACGGACTGGCTGCCACCCAAGGGAGCGCTACCCACACAGACCCAGGTGATCGTCACACCGACCGGGGTCTACGGCCCGAACGGGAGAGTGCCATGACCATCACTGGTGGCCAGAAGATCTTCGTCACCGCCCCGATGGGCAAGCAGGGGATACCTGGCCCGGTCGGGCCGACTGGTCCCGCTGGTCCTCCAGGCGAAGGTGTCGTCATCCAGGGCACGCTCTCGGGAGCGAGCACCCCCTTGCCCACCAGCCCCGACACCGGGGACATGTGGTTGCTCGGCACTCCGCTGCCGACCGCTGCGCCTGCTCCTGCTGGCGGCACCAAGACGGCTGGAGACGGCATCGTCTGGGATGGCGTCGTATGGACCAACGTCGGTCCCATCCGTGGCCCTGTTGGCCCGGCTGGCCCCACCGGAACGACCGGTACGACGGGAGCTACCGGTGCAACCGGTCCCAAGGGTGATACTGGCAATACCGGCCCGCAAGGTGTCCCCGGTGTCGATGGCACTGATGGCGCCGATGGTGCTGACGGCGTAGACGGTGCCACCGGCCCCCCCGGACCGCAGGGTCCAAAGGGCGACACCGGCGAGGGTGTTGCCATCAAGGGCACATACTCCGGTACGGGCACGGCTCTGCCAGCGTCACCAACGGCCGGTGACATGTGGCTCCTGGGCAGTCCGATTCCAACCGCTGCTCCAGACCCCTCCGGGGGCACCAAGGCAGTCGGTGACGGCATCGTGTGGAGCGGGTCGGTCTGGACGAACGTTGGCCCCATCAGGGGTCCTGCTGGTCCCCCAGGTGACCCTGGCGCTCCTGGTGCTCAAGGCGACCCTGGAGATCCTGGCTCGGATGGCGCTGCCGGGCCTGGCCTCCAGACGGGAGGCACCACCGGTCAGTTCCCGATGAAGGCGAGCACCACTGACTACGACACCTCCTGGCACACCATCACTGCTGCTGACGTTGGTGCTCTCGATGAGGCTGCCGCCGACATCAGGTATGTCAACACCATGGGCGACGGGCTGCTCGGCACCCTGACCATCGACTCGACAACCGGCTTCGACACCCTCGTTCTGGCCAATGACTACGGCGGGCCTCGGGTGGTGTTCCAGGGTGACGACCGCACGACCGAGAACGGATGGGCGCAGGCGACCAACGACGGAGCGATGAACTTCGTAGGTCGAGCCGGTCTGTACTTCAAGATCGGTAGCGCCCCGGTGATCACGGCCTCGGACACCATCGTGCAGTCCAATATCCCCTTCCAGGTGTATGGCACGGTCTCCGTATTCGGCGGCGAGCCGACCATCGATGAGCACCTCGGTACGAAGCTCTACATCGACACCCAGGTGGCGGCAGTAGCAGCAGTGGCGGCGGCTGCACAGCCCGGTGACGCTGACCTCTCTGCCATCGCAGCGCTCACGGCCACCACCGACAACATCATTCAGTCGGTGGCTGGAGCATGGGCGAGCCGTACCCCGGCTCAGGTGAAGACGGCGCTCGCTCTGGCCAAGGGCGACGTGGGCCTCGGCAACGTGGACAACACGGCTGATACCGCCAAGCCAGTGAGCACGGCGCAGCAGACGGCGCTCAACCTCAAGGCCGACAAGGCCACCACGGTGACAGGTACCGGTGCTCTGAGTGGCGGTGGCGATCTTTCGGCCAACCGTACGCTCGATGTGGCAACCGCTGGTATCACACTGGCCAAGATGGCCAACCTGGCACAGGATCAGGTCATCGGCCGCACCACCGCCTCGACTGGCGTACCCGAGACGTTCACCGTCACCGCAGCGGCCCGCACGGTGCTCGATGACACCACCACAGCGGCGATGCTGACCACGCTCGGCGCCCAGCCGGTCGATACCGACCTCACCACCATCGCTGGGCTGACGGCGACCACGGACAACTTCATCGTCTCGGTGGCATCGGCGTGGGCCTCTCGCACCGTCGCCCAGGTGAAGACGACCCTGGCACTCGTCAAAGGCGATGTCGGACTCGGCAATGTGGACAACACGTCCGACGCCACCAAGGATGCGGCCACCTCGACGCTGACCAACAAGACGCTGACCGACCCGAAGATCAACCTGGCCGTCAACGCTCAGACCGGCACCACCTACACGCTCGTCCTCACCGACAACAACAAGGTGGTCACCTGTTCCAACGCCAGCGCTGTCACACTCACCGTGCCGCCCAACTCATCGGTGGCGTTCCCGATCGGCTCACAGATCACGGTCATCGGGATCGGTGTCGGCCTCGTCACCATCGCCCAGGGGGCTGGTGTCACCATCAACTCCACGCCGTCACTCGTCTTCCGAGCACGGTACTCGGGAGCCACGCTGGTCAAGACCGGCACCGACCAGTGGTATCTCATGGGTGACCTTGCCTGATGGTCCTTCCTGGCGTCGTCGCTTCCTCCCATGCAGCCGCAGCAGCAGCGGGAGCGGTCGCTACCGGTAGCGGCAAGAAGTACACACGCTCAGCGTCGGGGCTGAACCTCACGTCCACCAGCATCACGTGGTGCGCCTGGGCGAGGATGGACACCGCTGCCAGCTACGCCATGGTGCTGGCGTCCGACGACGCCAGCAGCCACTACTGCCAGTTCGGTGTCTCGGCCGGTGGTGTCAACTTCTTCCTCTCCAATGGCGGGACGACGGCGTTCAACTTCACGACCGGCACCTGGGCGTTCATCGCCGCCTCTATCGATCGCACCGGCACCGAGTGCTGGCTCTACTACGCCAACGCTCCGGCTACGACGCTGACCCGTGAGTTCTTCTTCGCCGTGCCGACTTCGCACATGCTCGACACCAACACGTTCAGCATCGGTGGTGACGGCTTCGGTGATCCGTGGGCTGGGTCCATCGCCGCTGTCAAGGTGTGGAACGCCGTGCTGAACCAGACCGAGTTGACAGCGGAGGCAGCGAAGTACGCCCCGGTGCGCACGGCCAACCTGTGGGGCGCCTACAGCTTCCAGTCGGGGCCGCAGACCACCGACGACTCGGGCAACGGTCGGACTCTCACGGCAACTGGTACGCCGACCCTCGACTCATCAGGACCACCGATCACATGAGCGGCATCAAGAAGATCAGTCACCAGGAGCCGCTGTTCGAGGGCGACTACCCCGAGCGCAAGCCTTGGCCTTCACCCCACATGACGGTCGGGCAGGAGCGCACCGAGCACGAGCAGATCCTGCTCCAGAAGCAGCAGTTCCAGAACCACCCGGCTGGGTTCCCCTAGGCCCTGATCCATACCCGACTATCGTTGAGGACACCATGGCCAACCGCAACTACACCCAGGTCATCGATCTGCTCGCCTCCAGCATCCTCAACTGGAAGACGGACATCATCATGGGCTACCTGTGCAGTGGGGCCATGTTCAACGCCACCGACAAGGTGTTCTCCGATGTCGTCGGAGCCACTGTGGTGGCCAAGGCGCCGATTCAGGGCCGCATCGTTGGGGTGGGCGGCCTGCTGCTCGGCTACCCGGCCTTCTTCGAGGCTGTGCCGAGCGGCACCTACCAGATGATCCTGGTGCAGGATCTCGGCCTCAGCGTCAACCTGCTCTCCTTCTTCGACACGTCAGGGGAGAGTGATCCACTGACGCAGAGCCATGAGGGCACCTTCGTGTTGCGCCCGGACCGGGTGGAGGGCTTCGATGAGAACGACACGACTCGACTCTGGATGAAGGTGTTGTGATATGGGCGTCATGGAGATTGCCGGGAACGCTCGGGCCTTCCTGCGGGACTTCCCAAAGTTCTTCGAGATCGAGGTCGGGCCGCTCAACGTCCTGACGGTGCGCCTGCCGCACCCTCTCATCTCGCCGCCCTCGGTGCAGGTGTTCTCGGCTGTGCCGGGGGCGACGGTTGACGATCCGATGGTCTCCACGGCCACCACCGCCTGGACCCTCGACTCCCGCAACGGGCTGCTCAAGCTCACCGACGAGACCCTGCTCAACACCCGGCTGCTCATCTCGGCGTACTACTACACCTGGTTCGCTGACGAGGACCTGATCATGCACGCCAACCAGGCGGCCGAAGAGGTGCTCTACAACACCACCGGCAACGCCTCGAACATCTCCGGTGTGTACACCGAAGTGACAGCGATGGGAGCGGTCGTCAGGGCGCTCTGGTCGCTGGCCCTCGAACTGTCGCTGGATATCGACGTATCCACGCCGGAGGGCATGTACATCCCGGCTCGGCAGCGCTTCTCCCAGGTCATCCAGATGATGCAGTACTGGGAGGGCGAGTACTCCAAGCGGGCGCAGTCGCTCAACATCGGTCTCGATCAACTGGAGCAGTTCCGCCTGCGCCGGGTGGCGTATCTCACCAACCGCTACGTGCCGGTGTACAAGGAGCGGGAGATCGATGACCCCCGTTGGCCCAAGCGTCTGACGCCGCCGATCCCGGACGGCACGATGGAGGGCATCGGTGGTACCGATGACCCCGACGTGATCGAGGTCACCGAGGACCTGACGCCATACGACATGTGGCGGGCGCAGTCCACCCGAGAACTGGCGTGGAACTCGCTCGGCACCAGTGGTAGCGGTGGGTGGCCTGCATGAAGAAGCCCACCGAGAACCCGCTCCAGGGCAAGCTCTTCATGAGCGCTCGGGAGATCATGGCCACCCACGATCCCAACGAGCCGGACCGCATGTACCACGGCACCAGCTACAGCGTGAGCCGGGCCTCCGGTGGCGTGTTCCGTGAGGTGGGTCTGGACCCACGTGAGGGTCAGGCCACTTGGCGTACCAGTCGTACCGATGATGTGAAGAACGAGGTCAACTACGGGGAGCGCCAGGCGGCAGACGTGCGAAGAGGTGGGGAGGCCAAGCCTTACTACCGAGGCTTCCGGCCCATCCGTGAGCGGGCTGCTCCCGAGACCGACGAGCAGATGTACCACCGCAAGCTCGGTGAGTCCAACGTTTCCGGCCTCACCAAGTCGATCAAGGAGAAGGGCGTGACCATGCCCATCTCCCTGGCCACCGAGACGCAAGGCCGTACTGGCAAGCCCAACGTCGCTGGCGGTCACCACCGGCTGGCGGTGATGGCAAACCTCAACCCAGACCAGTTGCTGCCGGTGATGCCGGTATCACACGTCATCGAGGCCAAGGGCGTGGAGCGTCACATCGAGTCCTCCAACGCAATGGCTGCTCGGCAGAAGAAGTACGGCAAGTCCTCCACACCTGGCCCGGTCAACGGAAGCTTCCTCTGATGGACCCACGTCGTGAGGTCCGAGAGATCTGGAAGCACTTCGAGCGCTACCAGACCGACATCGGTGAGGCCATCATCTACTTCAAGTTCGATGCCTCGGCGTCGAACTACGACGATGTGTACGACGAGGCATACCGGCGTTACGAGTCGGGTCTGCGCATCCCCATCCTGTGGGTGGACCAGAGCGAGGCCACCGAGGACTACGCCGCCGAGGGTCGTCGTCCCACTCAGCGCATCCGCCTGGCCGTATCGGCCAAGCAGCTTCACGAAGCGGGCATCTCCGTCACCGAGGTCCACGGCAACCGTCTCACCGATGGCTCGCCTTCTCTGGTGTGGAGATACGAGCGGGTCAACGATGTCTTCTACTACGACAACCGCTACTACGAGGTCAGCGCCTTCCAGATCCGTGGCCGGGCCAAGGGTGAAGACGTGATCGTCGGCATCACCGGTATCGAGACGTACCCGAGTGACGACCAACTCTTCGACTTCGAGCCAGGGAGCCTAGTATGACAATGACCGAGCCGATCCCTGTTGGTGGCCAGTACGGCGCCGCCGACTGGCAGGACTACGTGAACAACTGGCGGGACGCTGACGCCACCTGGCTCCAGTCCCGCTCGATCCTGCGCTTCGCCAACAACGCTGACCGTGATGCTGTGTACACCTCGGTGCCACCAGCGGGCCAGTTCATCTTCAATGCCTCCGACGTGGCCAGCGGTGGTGGGTTGGAGATGTCCAACGGGACGCTGTGGCTGGACTACAAGGCCATGCCGGTCAACCTGGTGAAGACGGCCGACGACAGCGGTCAGGTGTCGATCAGTCATTCCGGTGCGGCTGGCAAGGGCATTCAGTTCACGCCCACATACGTCGGTACCAACGCCGATCTCCGTGTCCAGGGCGGCGTGCTCACCGTCGATACCACTGGTGTCAGCGTCAAGACCGGCGCCGCCACGGCCAAGCTCACCACCGACGCCACCCAGCTACTGATCGACAAGCCGGTCAGCATCCCCAGCCTCACCCTCACCGGGGCTGGCACTGTCTTCTCGGCTCCCGGCAAGACCATCGCTGTCGGCATCGTCACCGCCACCACGGCGACGATCACCAACATCACGCTCGGTGGCACTCTGACCGGTGGTGTGCTCAACGGCTCCAGCGGCACCATCGGCGGTGTGGCGATGGCCAGCAACCGGGTCACCGCAGCCAGCGGCTTCCTCTCGCAGAACGGACTCTTCTACGGAGGCACCACCGCTGCGGTGATGAGATACCGGGACCCGTCTGACGGTTCGCTCGGTACGTCGTATGTGCAGGTGACCGACGTGCTCACTCAGATGGTGGCCCCCAACATCTACCTCGACGGTGACGTTCGCATCCGCACCGGGGCCACCATCTACTGGTACAACACGGCTGGGGCATTCAAGGCCTACGGCGGCCTCGTCGTCTACTCGACCACCGATCCTGGTGCGGCCAACTACCCGCCCGGCACCCTGTGGATCAGCTAGATGCCGGTCCGCTTCAAGTACGACGCCGTTGGTGGCGGCGCCTGGCGCAACATCACCAACGGCAACGTCGCCCTCAAGTCGGGGGTGGTCGGTGGCGGCTCCTGGATCAGACCGAGCTTGCTCAAGGTGAAGAACAACGGAGCCATCGGAGCGGGCGCTTGGGTGGACTCGGACTACGTAGGCTACCCAGCCGAGCCGGTGAGCTTCGCCGTCAACGCCTGGAGCTTCACCACCATCAGCATGAAGTGGGCGCCTGGTGTCGGCGGTGCGACACCAGCGAACTACGACATTCAGCAGCGGGCGCAGAACGGCACCACCGTGATCGCCACGCAGACCGACACGGCATCGCCCTCGGCCAACTTCACCGTGGCCGAGGACACCAAGTACCAGTTCTTCGTGCGGGCCAAGTCGGCCGGTGGACTGATCAGCGACTGGGTGGGTCCGATCAAGGTCCAGATCGGCCACGCCGCATCGAGCCACACCACCACGACGCCTGATACCCGGCCATGGTCAGGCTCGGCCTCGGTCAACGGCTACCGGGATGTGGCGGTCGGTGTGGTGGTGCCCTCGACGGTGGTGATGACCTCGATCCGCTTCCAGTTGTCGGCATACGGCGGTTTCACCAGCGTCCTGTCGGTCTACAACAACCGTGAGATCTACATGTGGATCAACAACGCTCAGGTGCCGGGAGCACGTAGCTGGCTCAACCCGGTGGACACCACGGTCGCCCTCAGCAACACCTCGATCGGTGGTTTGGCTGTGCAGGGCTTCGTCTGTCGTGGAGCCGGGTGGTCAACGACCTCGACCGGCGCTCAGCGGGTGGTCGGCACCGTCAGCGTGGCTGGCACCGAGCACTACAACCGGGTGATCACGGTCACTGACCCAGCGGTAGCCAACTCGTACTGGTGAGCGTGACATAGTGGGCCGATGATTGATCCCATCGGTGTATCTGCTGTCCGTTCCCTCGGTGTCGATGTTGCCAACCTCAGTGCTCGGCTGGCTGTCCAGAGCGCCACGATCGACTACCTGATCCAGGTGGCCGAGCAGATCGACGTGACCGCCTGGGATCATCAGCCGGTGCTGGACGGCGAGAACGTCGAGGTCGGCTTCGTCACCACCTTGCCTGGCACCGAGGTCGAGAAGGTCACGATGCTGCTGCGGGAGATCCAAGCCTTGAAGGCTGGTTGAGGTCGGGCGCTGATAGTAGGGTATGGCCCGATGGCGACCGAGCGGGTCGCCAACCTACATCGCCTAGAACCTTGGGAGCGCAGTGGTGGCCTCGATCGAGATCGCTGCTGGATGGCTCGATGCCGTCCAGAGATACGTCGATGGCTTGGCCCAACACTCGATCGCTGCGGCCCAGGGTGCTACGGATCTCCTCCATCAGAAGGTCACCGAGAAGGCGAAGGCCAATGAGGGCTGGTCCTCGATGGCCGACAACATCACGATGTGGTCGCAGGACGGCCAACTCTTCATCGGCGTCACCGACCCGATGTTCGTCAGTCAGGCCAGCCTGCTGGAGTACGGCGACCTCGACACGCCGCCCAACCCGTTGTTCCGCACGCTCTCTTCGGAGGTGGCCGACGCTGGCGACTACATGCGTAAGAGCATGGAGACGCATTACGGCCCGCTTGAGCTAGCAACTCCGAAGGTCAAGGGCATGCGATATGGCCGTTAGACCGCTTCGTGACGAGCCGAACATCTGGACCCACCAGGGCTTCCTCCTGGCCGAGGACGAGATGATGAAGGACCACCTCTCCAACATCACCGTGCCCGGCCGTAGCTCCACCGACCCCACCGTGCCGCTCGGTGTGTGGTTCCGCTGGCCCGAGGGTGAGCGTCAGATCCGCTACCCCTTCACGACCATCGACCTGCTCCAGGCCGAACCAGCCTTCGACCTGTTCACCAGTGACTACTACCTGCCCGAGCAGGATCTCTACCGGCCATCGGTCTCTCCCGATATGCCGGAACCGGCCGAGGGCTGGGACGTGCAGAGCTATGCGCTGCGTAACTTCCTGCCCTTCCGGCTCACGTACCAAGTGGCCGTGCACGCTCGCAACGCTCTGCACGATCGCTACCTCCACTCGATCTTCCGCTCGGACGTGTTCCCCCCACGACCGTTCTGGGTCTGGTGCGCCACCGACGAGACGTGGCGGCGTACCGAGCTTTCGTCCATGATCGCAGCCGACACCTCAGAGACATCAGAGTCCGGCACCAAGCGGATCTTCCGCAAGGTGTACACGGTCAACGTGCTCGCTGAGGTTCCTCAGGATCGCATCCTCGACTCGGTGGTCTACCGGGCGCTCAAGGTGCTCATCCCGATCGTTTGGCTGCCGTACATGGACTCGTACCGTGACCAGTTCCTCACCAACCAACCAGACCCGCTGAACGATTTCACTCAGCAGGAACGGGAGGACGGTGGCGAGGTTGGCCACATCTGGCATCAGGGACACCAGATGCCTACCGCTGTCACGGGATAACGCCGCCTGGCTCGTAGCACTCGTCGTCGCACTCTGTCGTCACCACGTACCTCAGACAGGAGCGACCCATGCCCACCACCTATCGCCGCCCAGGCGTGTACCTGGAAGAAAGCCTGCTGGTCAACCAGGCGACCACATCAGCGTCCTTCACGGTCGCCGCCTTCATCGGCGTCGCTGAGAAGGGGCCGGTGAACGAGCCGACCAGAGTCGATTCATGGTCCGACTTCGTGACCATGTTCGGCGGCTTCTCCCCGATCACGCCTCCGGCCCCCGCCACCACGCAGGTGTTGTCATACCTGCCTTTCAGCGTCTACTCGTTCTTCCAGAGCGGCGGCCGCACTGCTTGGATCATCCGCTCCGTCTCGGCCACCTCTGGCGAGGAGGGCGACCCGTCGTCCGTCGATGTCAACGGTGCTCTCGACACCGAGGACCCGCTGACCTCCTTCGTGATCTCGGCCCTGTCGGTCGGCTCCTGGGGCAACACGGTCAAGTACAGCCTGGGCACGCAGTCCACGGTCGGCTCCGGTGACACGGCGCAGGACGTGTTCGTGCTCCAGATCCTCGTCACCAACTCCGATGGTGTGGACGAGGTGGTCGAGACCTTCCCCGGCCTGTCGATCTCCGGCTCGGTGCCCGGCACCCGCCGTGTCGATGTGGCCGTCAACGATCCGGCCGCTGGCTCGCAGTACGTCACCATCAGTGAAGCCAACGAGGTTCAGGGCCAGCCGTTGCCCACCACCAGCCCCGTCGCTTTGGCCGGTGGTACCGATCCCGGCATCCCCGATGCGGCGGCCCTCATGGGGTCGGCGCAGCAGGTGTCCAAGGTCGAGGGTCCCGTCGTGGTCGGCATTGTCGGGTATCACAGCGACATCTCCAAGATCAACACCTCGGAGTCGGCGTCGTCCTGGGTCGGCACCACCGTGCCGTCCACGGCGTGGACCGATCGCCAGGACATCTTCGTGGTCAACGACTCGGCGCCGCCCCGCCTGCCCAACCAGACCTCGGCGGCCTACAAGTCCACGATCCAGACCTCGCTCGGCGTCAACCCCGGCGACTCCTACAGCGCCAGCTACGGGCCGTGGCTCTTGATCCCGCACCCGCAGAAGATCGGCCAGGTGGTCGCTGTCCCACCGGGTGGCGGCCTGATGGGCGTGATGTCACGCATCGATGCCACCGTGGGTGTGTTCCGTGCTCCCGCTGGTGTCATCGCCGCCATCACCAATGCAGTCGGTGTCCAGACCAAGTTCTCCGACACCGAGTTGGGCGACCTCAACTCGGTGAACATCAACATCATCCGCTCGGTGCCCGGCGCCGGGATCTGCGTGATGGGTGCCCGCACCCGCAAGAGCTTCGGTGCCGACCACTACGTCAGCGCCCGGCGCACCTTGATCTACATCAAGGAGTCGCTGCGCCAGACCACGCAGTTCGCCGTGTTCGAGAACAACGACCAGCGCCTGTGGTCGTCGTTGCGCATGTCGGCTGATCGCATCCTCCGTCCGCTCTGGGAAGCAGGTGGACTCAAGGGGGCCAACGCAGCGGAGGCCTACTTCATCCGCTGCGATGACACCCTCAACACTGCATCGGTCATCGCCTCTGGCGAAGTCCGCATGGAGGTCGGCGTGGCGCTCCAGTACCCCGCCGAGTTCGTCATCATCCGGCTCACCCAGTTCGATCAGGGCAGCTTCACTTCCGAAGTCTCCCCGGCCAACTGATCAGGAGGTAACACATCATGCCCATTGTCCCAACCTTGCAGGACCGCACACGGGTCAAGGCCGACCCGGTGAGGAACTTCAAGTTCCAAATCCAACTGTTCCACCCCAACGCCAACATGCAGACCGAGATCGCCAAGATGGGCTTCATGACGGTCGATGGCATCTCGATGAACACCGAGATGGTGCCGTACCGAGAGGGCGGCTGGAATACCAACCCGCACAAGCTCCCCGGCCTGACGGACTTCGCTCCGTTGTCGATGAGCGCCGGGGTGTTCTACACCAAGCCCGGCATGTGGAACCTCGCCAAGCAGATGTTCTCGGTCCAGTGGGGCCAGGGGACCATCGGCATGGGCGCCGAGTTCCGCTTCGACATGGCGGTGCGTGTGCTCGACCACCCGGTCACCAACGGCGCAGCCTCCGGCTCGACCAAGGACACCAGCGGTTCGGTGATGGCGTTCGCCTTCTACAACTGCTGGTGCGCCAGCGTGGGGTTCAGCGGCCTCAACGCTCTCGACAACTCGGTCCTCATCCACCAGATGACCGTGCACCACGAGGGCTTCGAGGTCTTCTTCGGCAACCAGGACGCCATGAACCTCTCGAACAGCAGCGTCCGCTACTACTAGACCCTGACCGATATCGGAGTATCACATCGTGACTGACGTGCAAGACAAAGAAGACATCACGTCCGAAGAACTGTTCGGAGACAAGTCGCAGGCCCTCCAGAAGGCCAAGGAAGCGATCGCCGGTCCGGTGCCCCTCATCCCAGAGGCGCCGGACAACAAGCTCATCCTTCCCCTCGGCCTCTACGTCAACGGGGTCCACAAGACCGAGATCACCGTCCGGGAGTTGACAGGACTGGATGAGGAAGTGCTGGCCAAGCAGAAGGAGCCGACCGACTTCTTCGACACCGTGATCGCTCTCGGTGTCGTCAGCGCTGACGACTTCGACATGGCCAGTAGGCCGCTGTCGGAGCGCCAGGCTCTCCTGCGCACCCTCCTGGTGGGTGAGCGGGACCAACTCTTCGTGGCGGTGACCAGAGTGACGTTCGGGGACGCCAGGGACGTGGGCTTCACCTGCGGGGCCTGCGACGAGCAGCAGGAGATGACGCTCCTGCTGAGCGAGGACTTCAAGCCCAAGGAGGTCGAGGATCTCACCCTGGAGACCTGGACCTACACCACCGCCAGGGGCGACGTGTTGACATACCGGCTGGTGACCGGCGACGACCAGAGGGAGGCGATCACCCGTAAGGGTGCCTCGCTGGCCGAACAGAACTCGACCATCCTCAACAACGTCATCGTCAAGCTCAACGGTGGGCTGCTCACCGACCCCATGTCCTACGTGCGGTCGATGACGATGAAGGACCGGAGCACGCTGCTCAACCTGTTGGTGGCCAAGCAGCCGTCGATCGCCTTGGAGGTGACCACCAACTGCGCCGTGTGCGGGAACCCGACGAGGGTCTCGCTCGGATGGGGGGATCTCTTTCGTAACTGACGAACAAGCCCTCTACATCAACTACGACGTGGTGGCCCAGGGATACCCAGGGTGGTCACTCGGTGAGATCCGGCGCATGTCGGGTCGGGAACGGAACTACTGGTTGCGGATGATCCGCTGGAAGAAGGAACGCACAGGTGTCTGACATCGGAGGTGGTGAACCGTCTGCAACGGGCATGCCGTCGATGGGCATGGGCGTCAACCTCAACCTGCCCGCCCTGTCCACAGCGGCCTCGCAGATCGGTGCCGTCTCTGATGCACTGACCGGTCTCAAGAGCGCCCTGCGTGACCTCGGCTCGAACAGCTACATGCTGACGCAGGGCATCAACTCGATGTTCACCAACATCACCAAGCGGGCCAACGAGACAGCCACGGCGCTCAACGCTGTGTCCTCGGCGGTGGCCGGTGTCGGTGGTGGCTCCAGCATGGGCACCAGTGGCGGCGCACCAGCCACGGCATCGGCTCCCGCTGGCGCCAACGGCTCGGCGTCGTGGGTCAACCGTGCGGTGTCCTCGATCGCCACCGTGGGTGCTCCGCAGTCCACGCTCGGTACTTCCATGGGCGCCAATATGTTCCCCGGTGGCGGGGGTGGAGGCGGCGGCGGTGGAGGTGGCGGGGGCATGCTCAGCAGCATCCCGATCATCGGTGGCGCTCTGTCCTCGGCGGCCGACCTGGCCAACAACGCAGCGCTGTTCCCGTTCCGGTTCCTCCGTGATCAGATCTCGGCCAACCGTCAAACCGTGCTATCGAGCGGTGCTGCACTCGGCCGGGTGGGCTTCGCCTCGAACACGAACATCTCAACGATCCTTGGGCAACTGGCTCGCATGCCTGGTGGCGTGCAGGGGCCGATGAGTGACGTGCTCGATCTGTTCTCCAGTGCTCCGTCGTACGGCGCCTTCTATGACTTCGGGGGAGCGGGCAACGCTCCTCGGGCCAACGGCTTCCTCTCCGGTGTGCGTCAGGCGCAGATGATGAACCCCGGTGCCTCGCTGGGGTCGATCGCTCAGACCATCGGCGGTCAGGCCAGCAACATCGGTGCCCAGCAGGCCTCGGTGATGATGACCGGTGGAGCGATGGGCATGATCAAGACCGGAGGCGGTCAGAAGTCGCTCTCGGAGTGGGCTGAGGACGTGCTCAAGTGGCTCCAGGGCCTCCGTGGTGGCTCCAACAAGGGCAAGGCCTTCAACTACGGCGAACTGGTCGCCCAGTACTACCCCGGCTCCAACATCGATGCCTGGTTCACCTCGACCGGCGTATCACAAGAGATGCGTGAGTACTGGTGGACCTACGCCCTCAACAAGTCGAAGACCGGTACCAGCGGAGAGATGACGATCACGCCGCAGCAGGACAACCCGCTGTGGCAGCGCCTCCAAGCCACCACCTCGGCGGCCGGTGCTCAGTTCGGTCTCGGCGCCACCATGTCAGGGGCCTACGCCAACAAGGAATCCTCGAACCGCTTCTTCAACGACATCTTCGGCAAGTTCCTCCAGACCTCGGTGCCCGCCGCCGTGTCAACGGGCAAGTTCGGCTTCGCTCAGTTCATGCCGGACACCATGGAGCAGATGATGATGTCGATGCTGGAGAACTCCGGCTCGCTCGGCACTCTTCTGGCTGGTGGTGCGAGCTTCGGCGGTCTCATCAGCGGCGCCGCCAACAACCTGTGGGACAAGCTCCCCGACTGGGTGCCCGGCGCTGGTGATGTGGGCGACATCGGTGACTACACCACGACCGGTGGCACCAGCGCAGCCGGGCTGCACCCCGACATGCAGCGCAAGGTCAAGGCGATGCAGCGGGCAAACCCTCGTATCAGGGTTACGTCTGGTCTGCGTGACAATCGGATGCAGCAGACCTTGAAGAAGCGAGGTTTGGGCAGGGTCTCGGGTAAGCCATCTGCGCACACCAGAGGAATGGCCGCCGACCTCGGGCCAGCCAGTGAGTACGGCTGGATCATGAACAACGCCAGCAAGTTCGGCCTCAGTTCAGGAGCCAGCAAGGGTGAGCCGTGGCATGTCGGCATGGGTGATGTCGATGGTGGCGGCATCGGTGACATCACCGACCTCATCAGCGACTTCTTCCGCATGTTCTCGTCCAGCCCCTCGGGGGCGATGAGCGGTGTGGCCGGGACCACCGGCTCGATGCTCGGCTTCCTCAACACCATGCTCGGTGGTACCAGTATCGACCCGACCAAGCTCGCCTTCATCCCCAACGTCTACGAGCAGATGATGGGTGCGGCTGGTGGTCGCTTCTCTGACCGTGGTATCACAAGCGGTTCAGTCGTCACTGGTGGCGGTGGAGGCGGCGGTGGTGGCACCGTGAGTGGTGACTGGCGGGCCGGGTTCAACTCCAGTGACGAGGCCACCCGTGCTGCTTCGGCGGCTGGTGCTCTGTATGCCGCTGGCTTCCGTGGTGACGCCCTCGACAAGTTCCTCAAGATCGGCTGGCGTGAGTCACGTTGGCAGGCTGATGCCCATCGCACCGACGCTGATCCGGCGAGGATCATCGGTGACCGTGGCGTGTGGCAGATCAACTACGCCAACGACGACAACCTGGCGGCAGCCGGGATCATCTCGGGCAACACCGTGTCTGGGCGCAGCCAGTTGTTCGACCCGCTCACCAACGCCAAGGCCGTCTACATGTTGTCCAACGGAGGCACCGTCACCTGGCCCTGGGGTATGTCACCCAACGGCGGCTGGAGCCGTACCGGAGATCCGCTCAACGGCACTCAGGGTGGTTGGGCGTCGGCACAGCAAGGCGAGGCACTGGCCCGCCAGGCGGGCTGGATCGGAGACGTGGACGGCAGCTATGCCCCACGTGTCGTCCAGTCGGGAGGCGGTGTGGTGTTCTCCAACACCTTCGTGATCGGAGGTGGCGGTGGTGGTAGCAGTGGTGGCGGCATCGACGCACGACGTACCGCCACGCTCATCGCTGACCACCTGGAGGACGAAGTGAACAAGCGTCTGTCGAGGAGAAGCTGATGGCCTACCGCTACGGCCTGCGCAACGTCTACCGGCCGTCGCAGTTGGTCAACAAGGCCTATGGCTGGTCCACGGCTCCCGGCTACAACCGGGCCGATGTGCCCACGGCGCTGATGCAGAGCGCTCCCGACAACATCTCGGCTGACCAGCTTCTCCAGCAGTTCGCCTACGAGTGGTTCCAGTCCGGTCAGATCAGCGCTGGCATGTCCAACCCACCGTTCGTCAGCGGTGCGGCCGGTCGTCTCCTGCCCTCGCTCCAGAGCGCCAGCGGTACTCCTGCTCGCATCCTGCGTGGCTACATCAGGCGGGCCGCCTTCGATGCTGGTGATGCCGTGTCCAAGGCCCGGCTCTACTTCATGTACAACCCCGAGACGATCACTCGGGACTACGTGAGCTACCTCGACCAGTCGGCACTCGACCCCTTCAACACGATCTACCAGAGCGGCAACCTGGTGGCGCCGCCCTCGATCCTCGACTTCTCCTTCGACCTGTTCTTCGATCGCCAGGAGGAAGCGACCCAGGTCAGTCACCCCGGTGTGTACGTGGACTACCAGTTCTTCGATCTGGTGGTGCGCAACGTCGTCCCATCCGACCCCAACCAGACGAGTAACACACTCCCTGACAACGGTGTGATGATGGTCAACCCTCGTGACATCACGGTGGTGTTCAGCCCGCAGTTCACGGTGCAGGGTCGTCCGCTCAACGCTCGGGTGACCTTCATGAAGTTCACCCACCGTATGACGCCCACCCGTATGTCGATATCGCTGACACTCCGGGCCAACTACATGGGGCCGGTGCGGGACATGACGCAGTACCGGGCCGAGGAGTTCCAGGCCGAAGCCGCCATCCCCTACGGCCGTGACGCCAACAGCAACATCATCGTCACCATCGGTGACCTGCTCGCTCAGCAGACGGCGGCCAACAACACCCCCGGCACCACCAACGACTACACCAACCAGTCCGGTGTCGCTGGTGACGCCAACGCCAAGGTGCGCAGAGCCGCCCTCGACTGGGCCAAGGCCCACGTCACCGGTTCCACGGTGTATAACAACAGCACCTCTGGCTCGCAGCGCTGGAACCTGCCCACCTCGGCTGATTGCTCTGGCCTGGTGGTGGCGGCCTACAAGGGAGTCGGTGCCGACACCAAGGCGATCTTTGGTTCCGGTGGGTACCCCGGTACCGGAGCGATGCGCAGCTACTGGTCGTCCTCGAACTACAAGACGGTCCAGCGCATTGCTCAGGCCGATCTCCAGAAGCCGGGGATACTCCAGTATGGGGACCTCCTTGTGCGTACCGGCCACATCCAGTTCTTCGACAGCTACGACAGCAATGGCGCCTTCAACGTCTTCGAGGCCGCTGGTCACAACTCCAACCCCCAGGTCGGCACCCACCACAACAGCGCCGCCCACTACGCACAGAAGGACTGGTTCGGCGTGCGGCCGATGCCACTGGGCAGGGACATGTCGTACAACGCCAATAACACATCGACATCACGGAACGCATCGGACGCAGGACCATGAGCATCCAACCAGGGTCACGATACGAAGAGGCCGAGAAGAACTTCGTGATCCGGCACTACTACGACCAGTACGGCCACCCGCTGATGGAAGACGTGACCGGCAACATTCACTTCGTGCGCTCGTCGGTGCAGGCCACCTACCTGCTCAACGTGCTGCCTGCTCCACCTCCCCCGCCCGCTGAGTACTACGCCAAGCAGGACGAGCACATGCCGCTGCTGGCCTACAAGTTCATGGAGGACTCGACTCGGTGGTGGGAGATCGCTGAGGTCAACCCGCAACTCTGGTATCCGCTGGACATGTCGGCGGGGAGCTACATCAAGATCCCGAGTTGATATGTCACTGACCGACCTGCTGAGCAGTCCGACCTACCGTGCAACGAGGGGACGGACCCCCATCTTCCGTCCCCAGATGAACGGGGAGGACTTCCCCATCACCGTGCAGGAGGCCACCTTCTTGCTCGGTGCTGGTCAGCACGACTCGGCCATGCTCAAGTGCACCTCCACCGAACTGACGACCACGGACGGCATGCTCAACTCGACCATCGCCTTCTACTGGGGCCAGGCTCCTCGCACCGAACTGTTCTGCGGCTACATCGTCAACGTGGAAGAGGTCGAGGTCGGCAAGGGCAACATCAACTTCACGCTGGACGTGATGGCCTCCACTCAGCCGATGCAGGCTGGCCGCCCTCGTTTCTGGCGCTCGAAGAACGTTCCCTCGGCGGTGCAGGCCCTGGCTTACACCAACGCTCTCGGCTTCCACAGCCACGACAGCACCTACCTGTGGCCTGCTCTGGCGCAGACCGACGAGAGCGACTGGACGATGGCCAACAACCTTGCTGACCGTCTCGGCTGGTCGATCTTCTCCCGCTACGGCGTCGTGATGTGTTACGACCCGGCCAAGCTGCACAAGGACCAGGGGGTTTACACCACGTTGGTCTCGGCCCAGGACCAGGCTGACTTCGATCCCACCTTCGACCGCCGCCTGATCGAGTTCAACCCCCAGGAGAAGTCGAAGTCGGTGCCCTCCAACTACGGCTTCCAGATCGCCTACTTCACCGACAACGGTGATGTGCAGGTGACCAAGCAGTTCGGGACGTTCAAGCGCTACAAGTTCGTCACCAACTTCTGCGTCAACGGCGCCGAAGAGGCCGACATCTACGCCAACGGTGAGTCCTCACGGCCATCCTCCTGGGATCAGTCGGCTGATGCTCGCATGTGGGGCGACTCCGACATCTACCCCGGCATGTGCGTGGACGTGGTGACCTCGAACACTCGCTACCTCCGGCAGAAGTTCGACGGTCGGTGGCTGGTGCAGGCGGTGGGCCATCACATGGACGTGCAGCAGTTCCAGACCCAGCTATCGCTGGTGCGTCCGTCGAGCACCGCTCCCATCACGCAGGACCCATATCGCTCGTTCTGGGAAGTGGCCGGGAAGGCCCGGCCCACCCTGTCGCTCCAGAACGAGGTCTGGAAGTCGTCCTGGACCAACCCGACAGTGAGTGACGTATTATGATAGCGCTGAAATACCCCTTCCAGGTGGACCTGAGCGGCAAGCTCTCCGCCACCACCAACTACGACGAGGTTGTGCGGGGTCAGGTGATCGATGCCCTCATGACGAACCAGGGCGAGCGGGTCATGCGGCCTCGCTACGGGTGTGATATCCAGGCTGCGCTGTTCGATCCCCAGGACGAACTGGCCCGCAAGGACGGGGCCTCGATCATCAAGAACCGGCTCACCCAACTGGTAAGTCGAGCGATGGTGCGCAATGTGACCATGAACATCGAAGATTCTCGGGCCGGTGCCGAGACGGTGTTCACCGGAGCCATGGAGTCGGCCGTGGTCATCAGCGTGGTCTACCGCTCATCGCTGTATGCCACCGACACGACACTCAGCGTGCCAACCTCGTCTGAGTTCGTCACCCGCCAGCGCTCGATACAGGAGGACCAGACTTGAGCGATACAGGAATCCTCGTCACGATCGAGGACGCCGACGAGTTCAACTCTCGTGTCGTCCTCGACTACACCAACCGGGACTTCACCGCCATCCGTGCGCAACTGGTGGGGCTGGCCCGAGGGATCATGCCCGAGTGGCAGACAGTCGGTGAGACCGGTGACTTCGGCACCCTGCTGCTGGAGTTGTACGCCTACATGGGCGATGTCCTCAACTTCTACATCGACCGCACGGCCTCCGAGGCGTTCTTGGGAACAGCAGTTCGACGCCAGAGCATCCTCTACATCGCAGACATGCTCGGATACCGCCCTATCGGGCAGCAGGCGGCCAGCGTTCTGCTCGACTTCACGATGGACTCCAATGCTGTCGAGGCGGTGACCTTGCCGATCGGCTGCCGGGTCTACAACGACGCCGCCGACGCCAACGACCTCATCGTGTTCGAGTTGAACCAGGCCGTCACGCTGGACCCCGATGTGGGCGCCCCGATCCTCACCGGCTCGGCCTTCGCCACCGAGGGTGTGTCGGTGGACAGCATCTTGCTGGCGGCCAGCCTGGGCATCCCCAACGCCGAGTACGTGCTGGCCCACAAGGGAGTGGTGTTCAACTCGGTGAGCGTCACCACCGAAGAGTCGGGGGCCACCCTGCCCTGGAGCTTCGTCAGTGATATCTCACTAGCTCGGCCCACCCAGGCGGTGTTCACCACCTTCCTCGATGACGAGGGGTCCACCCACCTGCTCTTCGGTGACAACGCTGCCGGGCGCATCCCTCCGGTGCAGGCCAACCTCTTCGTGAGCTACCGCTACGGCGTGGGGGCCAGGGCCAACGACCTGGCGCCCGACTCCCTGGTCAACATCGCTGCGGCCTCGGTGCCTCCCAACACCGACCTGTGGGGTGTCTCGGTGCGCAACGCTGCGTCGCCGCTCGGTGGTACCGACCCCGAGACGGTGGACGCCATGCGGGCCTCGATCCCCCGAGCCGCTGCTCGCATCAAGAGCCGGGCCGTCACCCTCAACGACTACGCCGACCTCGCCCTCCAGGTGCCCGGTGTGTCCAAGAGCGTGGCCCACGGCACCATCTACACCGCCGTGCACGTGCGCATCGCACCCCAGGGCGGCAAGGCCACCACCGAGTACATGACGTTCCTCTGCGCCTCGGTCGAGGACTACATGAAGGACAAGATCATCGTCGGCTCCACGGTGTACGCCGAGCCGGAAGACATCGATGACCTGTGGTCCCCCACGTGGCTGCGCATGGTCGTGCACGTTCTCTCGGGCTTCAACCGCACGTCGGTGCGTCTCCAGGTGGAGGCGATCATCCGCAAGACCTTGAGCTTCGACCTGGTTGACTTCGGCACCCTGGTGTCGATCGGCAAGATCTACCGGACCGCCCTGGCGGTGCAAGGTGTCGAGTACGTGCAGTTGATGTGGCTCGATGACGCAGCGCCGACCCTCTCCGACGACCAGGACATGGCGCCGATCACCGGCAACCCCACCCCCACTGCTGGCACCGTCAACGACGTGGCCGTGGACCCGCTGCTGATCCCCATGATCGACGGCTCGGATGCTGACCCGGTGGTCGAGACCGAGGTGGACTTCCCCGGCCTCACCGAAGAAGAGCGAACGCACGACGGCCTGTGGATCTGGGCAGTCGGTGGGGTGGTGGGGACGTGAGTGACACACGCCCCTGGTGGCCTCCCGGCTACCAGGACCCCGCCTTCGTCACCCAGCGCTCGGTCTTCGGCGTCGAGGAGGGTGGCGACTACGTGCGTGGCTCGTCGGTCTCGACGCTGCCGCACACCGCACTGCGATACCCGACTACCACAGAGGGCTTCGACGCCGCCACCAACAAGGCGTTCCTGGCCGTGCGTCCCTTCGACTACGCCACCGCTGAGATCGCCTGGGGCTGGCCGGTGGACATCGAGGAAACGTGGTCGGAGGTGGCGCTGGTCCGCTCGGGCTTCGGCCACCCGGTCACACCCAACGACGGCCAGACGGTGTTCCGTGCGCTCAAGACGGACTTCACCAACGACGACGGCGACATCGCTGTGCCACCCCCGGTGGTCTACGACCGTCCGCTCCAGCCGGGCCAGTTCTACTACTACACGCTGTTCTTCAAGACCACGCCCTACGACTGGATCGTGGGCATGTCGGGCCAGGCTCTGATCCCACGCAACCACCATCACAGCGCCCACCTGTGGAACACGGTGCCGCCCTTCTACCAGACCACCGACTCCAACCTCCGAGAGGGCAACGGGCCGCTGCGCCAGTTCCTCTCCATCTTCGGCTTCGAGCTTGACCTCACCCGTGAGTACGTCGAGCAGTGGCAGGAGGTGTATCACATCGACAAGTCACCAGCGGCCCTGCTCAAGGAGGTGGGCGCCAACTTCGGCGTGCCCTACAAGTCAGGCGTAGGTGACATCAGGTACCGGGCGATGATCGCTGGGCTGCCCGACATGCTGCTGATGCGTGGCACCCCGGTGGCCCTCAAGCAGGTGGTGGAGACCGGCTCCAAGTGGCAGTGTGATATCACGCTGGGCGCCAACATCATGATGCTCCCCGACGACTCCGAGTTCTCCCACGGCACCGGCAACTGGGCGACGATCCATCACTCCACCGTGGAGCCGGACTTCGACAGGCTCACCTCGGCCCAGGTGTTCATCGCCTCACCGGCCACGGCACCGCCAGCCAACTACGGCAAGGGGTCGGCCAGGGTGGACACCACCAAGGCCACCGAGACGGCCAACTTCATCATCACCGTGGGTGATGGTGAGCTTCTGGCGACCACCGACCCAGTGGCACCGGCACGTGAGATCATCCCGCTGTACTCCGGTATCCCCGTCGATCCCGGCAACTCCTACGGCTTCGCCATCCAGGTGAAGCACGAAACCTCGGCCACCATCCAGGCCGTGCTGCTGTGGTTCGGTGCTGGCGGCCAGCCCACCGACTACCTCGACCACTCCGATGGCTTGGCCTCGGCCAACCCGGACACCGCCTGGCACGAACGTGTCGTACAGGCCATCGCCCCCCCAGACGCCATCTACATGATCCCGGCGCTCTACTTCACGTCACGGGTAGCGGGGGCGCACACCACTCGCTCGGCCTTCGTGGACATCGCCGGGGCGCTGGCCTACCTCATCGACACCGCTGGCACGTCGATCAGCGTGACGCCACCTGACAAGTATCTCACGATGGGTGACCCGGCTGAGTTGATCGGTGCCTACGATCCGCTCCACCCGGACACCACTGGCTACCTGTTGGGGAGTCCTGAATGAACGTCTTCACCGACCTGTTCCGCACCGAGTTGTCGGACGACCCCACGATCATGGACACCGCCACCCTGAAGCTGGTGCTCTTCAGGCAGGCGCCGACCTTCAGCAACGGAGACAGTCGATACACAGGTATCACAACCAAAGCGAGTCTTCTGGCGACCTCCGGCTGGCTGGAGGCCAGCGCCACCGGCTACCCGCTGGCTGGCACTCTCTCGGTGGGCGTCCTCGATGTGGGCCTCAACCACTACGTGATGTTCACGCAGTTCCCGTTCACCGGTATGGGCCAGGCCGAGGTGGCAGCGGCGGCGGTGCAGTACGTCGGCACCCTCGGTGGTGTCACCGATCCGATCATTCTCATCACCGACACCCCGTTCGGGGTGACCCAGGTGGTGAGTGACGGTGACGGCATCACCGCCGTTGATGACCAGAGCATCGTCGGGGCCTCGAAGAAGTGGATGCTCTCCTGGGCCGACGCTCCCAGCGGGAGCACCACCATCACGTCACTGGTCGAGGGGCCGCTGGTGCTCTACGTCGGGGCGCCAACCTTCGAGCCTTCACATACTCAGCATGTGTGGCTCTACCCGCAGCGGGCCAACATGGTGGCCAACCCGAGCTTCGAGAAGCCGGGCACCGACTACTGGTCCACCAACGGTGCGATCACCAGGGTGGGTGTCACCAACCCGGTGCCGAACCAGGGAGCGTGGGCCGGTCAGTTCGTCGGCGGCGGCACGGTGGTCGCTGAGTCCAACACCTTCCCCACCTACCGGGAGGAGTTCTGGACGGTGCAGTTCCTGGCCAAGGGGACGGGACAGGTCAAGGTCGGCTTCGTGTGGTGGGACGATGCCTTCGAGGAAACGTCGGTGGACTGGGGCACCGAGACCTGGACGCTCCAGCCCGATGGCTTCATCCACATCGCCGCCTGCCGCAACCCGGTCCAGACATTTCAGGGCATGGTGCGCATCGAGTGCGATGGTGGTGATATCACAATCGACAACGTGCTCTGCGAGAAGGGCTACCTCCGGGAGTGGGCCTACTTCGACGGCGACAGCACCTACGGCGCCCGTGACGACTACTCCTGGTATGGCGGCAGCGCCAACCGGGGAGCGTCGTACTCCTTCTGGTATAACAACAAGCGGGCGCTCTACGGCCGCCTGTTCTCCAGGGACATCAGCGACGACACGTTGATCACCGACGAGGTGATGGCCGCTCAGGGGTTCGTGTACCGCTGGGTCCCGGCTGGCACGTTCGTCGTGGCCCACATCGACGTGCTCCACCCCAACGACATCATGGCCTCGGTGCCGCCCAAGCCCGCTGGCGTACTGCCGTATCGGGTGGACGTGCTCGCTGACCTCGACGGGGTGATCAACCCCTGGCCCTAGAGTCCGGGGATGGTCTACTTCCTCGTTGCCCTCGGCGTCTGGGCACTCTGGAGCATCCTCGCTGAGTACTTCGAGGCCAACCGGCTGTTCTGGCTCCTGCTCCCGCTGGTGCTTGGCGTCGGCGGTCAGTGTCTCATCGACTACCATCGCTGGTGGCTGGGGTTCGGCCTCGGGGGTCTGGCAGTGATGCTGATGAAGGTCAACGATCTCTTGTTGGTATCAACCGACTGGACTAGGTTGGCCGTCCTTCGCCAGCAGAGAAACAGCAGATAGGAGTACGTGTCGTGATGCATGTTGTACTGGGTGACGGGGAGATGACCCAGAAGGAACTCTCCGAAACCCTCAAGGATCTGTGGGAGCAAGCCGGGGAGGAGGCCTTCTGGTTCGTCGTCCAGGGCAAGTCGGAGCCGACCGCCACCGACAAGAACATCGTCAAGTTCCTCCACACCAACGAGATCTACTACGAGGTCCTGACCGACGATGCCGACGCCATGGCCGACATCTACACGCAGTCGCAGAACACCCACGTGGCCAAGCAGTTGGCCCGCAAGGTCGTGAACCTGCTCAACAACAGCCCGGAGGAAGGCGAGGACGCCGACGTGTTGGCGCTCTACGTGTCGGACGACTCCGAGGCCGAGGAAGACCGCTGGCTCAACACCACGGTGCAGGCCGCCAACGACGCAGGGTTCAAGGGCTTCGTGCTCAACGACGGCATGGTGGAGATCGAACTCTCCGGTGGGGAGCCGGAGGAGCCGGAGCCGGAGGAGCCGCCCAAGCCCTCCAAGGCTCCGGCGAAGAAGGTAGGCGCCAAGAAGGCCGCCGCTGCTCCGGCCAAGGAGACCGCCGCCGAGGTGCCCAGCCGTGAGGAACTCGAAGAGATGGACCTCGGGGAGTTGAAGGAGGTGGCGGCAAACCTGGGTATCACACTGCCTCCCCGGACCCGCCCCAAGACCTACATCGACCACATCTTGGGTGAGGCGGCACCGGAGACACCGGAGGCCGAAGTCACCCCTTCCATTGCCGCCGACATCTCCAGCGACTCGGGGTCTGGTCTCTCCATCGGCGGCGTGCAGATCAGCGTCGAGGCCGTGGCGGCAGTTGCCGCTGACATGGTGATGAGGCGGATCGTGGAGGCTCTCCAGTCGGTGTGATCTCACCATCATCCGTCTGATCCCCCTGGAACGGCTGGGGACAAGGACAGCCCCTCTGCCCAGGTAGAGGGGCTGTTTGCGTTTCTGGTTGTGTTATGCGCAAAGATACGGTATCTTGTGCTCACCACTTGCTAGGAACCCCCGGACCAACAGAAGGAGCACGGCATGTCAGATGAGATCCTTGGCGCTGAACACTTCGGCAAGCCTGGCGTCACGATGCACACCGTCGAGTTCTTCGGTGACGACGACGCCATCTTTGATCAGGCTCACGAGTTCCGCTTCGTTGACACAAAGATCTTCCTGTTCATGGCGATCGGGCTGGGCTGGACGTTCCACCGCCACAACGCCTACGTCTTCATGGCTGCTGATGGCACTCGCATGGAGGTACCGACCAACGCCGGTCTCAACGCCAAGGTGTTCCGCTCTCGGATGAACACATTGATGCGTCACCGCTCCCCGAACGGTCGTGGCAGTGCGATGCCCATCGCTCTGGTCGAATACGTGGTCGAACTGTTGAAGGTAGAGGCCTCGAAGGTTCAGGTCATGCGCAAGGCAGCGCTCGATGCGCCCCCCATGGTGTCTGCTCCGCCTGCGGCGGAAACCAGTGTCCGTTCGGATGTTGGTAAACAGGCGGAGCAGACACCATCAGGTACGCATCGCAAGCGCAGGATACTTCGTCAGGAGCCGTGGACTGCACACGGCTCGCCCCGCAAGGATGGCGTCGGCTCCAACACCTACCCGTCGCCAGCGGTCACTGAGCGCACGTGGTCCGATAACACAACGGACTATCGCTGCGCCTGGCCCGACTGCGAGTATGTCAACGAGGCACCACGGTCGGTGGCGTCACACTACGCAGGCCACAACCGTGGCCAGGGTCGTCAGCCCCAGCCCGAGGTTGACGGCGTGGACATCGACCACGAACCCCGCAAGAAGATTCGCATCCGCAACCTGCGTCGTGAACTGGAAGGCGCCATGACGGCAGCGTTCGTCGCTGGTCTCGGTCCTGATGCCCCCGAGTACCCGGAGTGGGTCGCCACCTGGATCATCGATCACCGGGTCGAAGCCGTACGTGGCTCCGATACCGAGCTTTCGGACGCTGGTGAACTCGACACCGATCAGATCCTCGACCGCATCGCCGCCCTCGTAGACCGGGGCCGTGGTCACGTGCTGCGGGAGCAGATCGCCACCCTCAACGACCAACTGGACGACGCCGAGCGTCAGGTGGAAGAGGCGCAGCAGCAGTTGCGTTACGCCAACGATGACCGTGAAGCTGCGGAGCTTCGGGCGCAGAAGGCAGCCGACAACCTCCAGGCCCTGCGGGACCTGATCAACGAGTCGAGCGAGTCGTGACCGACATCATCGGCGGCCTGGTCTCAGTGTGTTACGTAGGAGCCAGCCTGTACTGGTTGTGGAACGATCACCGCAACCCTGATTCGTGGGAGAACGAGAACGATGAGCGGCATTGACCCCGACAAGGCCGGGCTGGACCTGCGTACCGAATCAGAGATGCTGCGAGAGATCGAGAAGCTGCTCATCGGCGTGGCCGAGCAGTTGGACCGGATGGAGGACAAGATGGGAGACGGACGATGGCTGTGAGATATGAGCAGGTGGACAAGGACGTTGCCGCCGAACTGATCGGTGAGGGCGTCCATACCGGGCTACGCAAGGGATCGGAGGCGCCATCCAGCGCCACCTTGTGGAGGGCGATCAGCGAGAGCAACGACGGCGCTTGGTCAGATGCTCTGGCCTACTGCATGTGGGGCCTGGAGTCGATGGGCTTCGTCCTCTGCCGCAAGACCGTCGTCATCAAGGGCAAGCAGGTGGAGTCGTGAGCGACGATCCGAAGGACACCATCGCCAAGATCCTCGGACTGCCCGAGATTCCGGCCAACGAGGACGGCACCACCGATTGGCCCGCCTTCGCTCAGCAGATGCTCGACCTGAACAAGCCGTGCGAGGTCAAGATCTACCACGGCCCCGGTCACCAGTCCCGCTCCAAGTGCGAGGCCAAGGGGCCGCACGAATGGCACTACGCCACGCTGTTCGGTGAGCACACCGGTCAGTACGAGTGGAAGGGCGGCGACGTGTTTGCCGACTATGGCTGCCGCACTCATCCGGTGCCGGTGAAGTGATGCTGATCCTGATCCCCTGGCATGAGCACGACTTCTCGATACCGTTCTACGGCTACTTGATGTGTTCCGGTGTCACCTGCGCCGAGGTCGTCACGACTGACGGCCGCAGGCTGACCGACGAGCAGCGGGATGAGGTCACCGATCAGATGGTCGCCAAGTATCCGAGCCAGCCGTGAGTGACTTACTGCCCCGAGGCTGGAACGATGAGCCTATTGAGATAGCGCTCATCGATGACCTGGCCACCGTACTCAGCCGCACCGTTGTCGGCTGGGAGAGCGTGATCGGTATCGACCTATCACGTCAGCCCGAAGTCGTGCGTGTGATGGCCCGGTATCGGGCCTACAAGGAACACCCCGATCCCGAGCCACGTGCAGAGGACTTCCCACAGGAGTATGACAATTGATCAGCCGCACCATCTACAAGTACGACTTCGACACGAGGACCTGCCTGCAACTGACGCTGTGCAACCCTCAGATCGTCCTGATCGCCCAGCAGTCGGGGGCGCTCCCCACAGTGTGGATCGAGCAGGACCTCGACCTGGCCCCTAACACGCTGCTCACGCTTGCAGTGTTCGGCACCGGTCATGCCATACCCGAAGGCGTGAGCCACGTCGGATCAGCCGTCTGCGGCCCGTTCGTCTGGCACGTCTACAGCAAGAGCGAGGAAGTGCAGCGGTGAGCGACAGGTACACGCCCAAGATCGGTGACATCATCCGTCACGCAAACCCCCTGCTCGTTGATCACGAAGATCGCAACGATCTGACGGTCGAGTGGGTCGGTGTCAACGGCAACCAGATCATCTGCGCCGGTTTCTTCGCTACCGGCATCACGGTAGATGGGAAACAGAACCACGATCCCCACTACGGCGTCCTCAGCGACTACGGATGGGGCGAGGGCTGGACGAAGGTGTGGCCGTGAACCCCTACCAATCACGACGCCTCGCCAACCGGCTGCACATCGATCGATCCAGGCGTATCGAGTCGCTGCTGATCCGGCTCGCCGCCGAAGGCTCGCTCGATGTTCCCGAGGGCACGCCCGACGACGGCCACTACAAGGTCAAAGCCCGCAACTACGTGTGGTGCGACGTTCACGGCGCTGTCCATCAGAAAGAGGCCGACTACTACCAGGACGATCCGAACTGCCTGCCCGAGAACTGGCGCCCGGTGTTCGTGCAGTCCGACGACCCGAACGAGGACTTCTGATGATCCCCGACGACCTGCGGGAAACCGCCAACGAGATCGACGCTGGCGACTGGTACAGCGTCAACCCACCCACCTACGACTGGTCGTCGGCGCTCCGTGAAGCTGCCGACGAGATCGAGACGTTGAAGCAGTGGCAGACCGACATGATGGCCGTGCTCTACCGGGTCAGCATCGGGATGACGCCCGAGGACTCCCAGGTGTTGGCCGATCTCCAGGAGCGGGCTGGTGACTGACACCATCGACTCTCAGCGGGTGCGTGACATCGTGGGCGACTGTCTCGTTGAGACACCGGAAGGCGAGACACTTCCTATCAACACGGTGTTCGTTGAGGGCATCCTCCACACCTACGCCTTCCGGCCCGACAAGCTGATCGAGCACCACGCCGAGGTTCGGGGGATGCTCGCTCTGCTCCCCGACGCCTTCCGGGTGGAGGTCGGCGGCGGCTGGTCATTCCTGAATGCCTGCTATGACCGCAACGAGGTCCAGTGGACCGGTGAGCACTGGTGCATGGAGATGCTGTTCTGCCTGGGTATCGGCATGGGCCTGGCCAAGTGGCTGGCCCCCAAGGACATGTGGTCGGCCCTCCCTGGAGGCATGCCATACGTCGGTATCACACTTGGTGATAAGAAGAGTGAGTGATGAAACGGTGGAAACGAGCAATGAAGCGGATACGACGGTTGATCGCCGGGTGGCCTGGCCGCTCTTCACCTTGGTCGAGGACGTATGACTGAGACCAAGGACCTCTTCGAGGGCCACGAACCACGTGAGTGCGGCGAGCACCGCACGCTCGGCTCTCACCGGGCCTGGTGCTTCGACTGCCATGAGTACTGCTACCCCCGTATCGCAGCGGCCTGCGACGGCTGCCGCAACCCGGTGATCGAGCAGTTGATGGACGACCTGGCTGAGGTGCTGCGTGAGAACTTCAATACCACCAACGGCAGGTTCATCTGGGAGGAAGATACCGAAGTGCCCGCAGTGGTGGACGTGATGGCCCGCTACCGGGCCTACAAGGAGACGGAGTGATGGCTGAACTGACACCAGAACAGGCGATGCGTCTGCTGCACACCTTGGCGGCCAAGTTGGAGCAGCAGTCGGAGATCCAACTCGATCCCTCGATCAGCTTCATCTCCTTCCTCTTTGCCGACGTGGCCCTCATCGCCACACTGCTGGCTGACTACATCGAGCGCCTCGACCGCTTGCAGGCAGAGGTATGGCGCATCGATGCTGAGCAGAAGGGGATGGCTGTGGACCTGTCCGAGAAGAAGGCGTTCATGGAGGGCTTCCAGGAGGGCCGACCCGAATGACCGACTTCCCCGACGACTACCGAGAGACGGTGACGCAGCCGGTGTTCACCCATGAGTTTCCCGAGACCCACCACCACGGTCGTCTCAGCATCGAGAACGCCGAGATCATCAAGGACATGGACCTGACCGACTGTGACGTAGGTCTCCAAGTATCTTACGACGGACGCATCTGGTTGTGCATCAACGGCGTAGCATGGATCAGGTTCAAGCCAGAGAGAAAGACATCATGAGTGACATAATGAAACCCGACCAGGCGGCACGACTGCTCCGGGGCAAGGCTGCCGAGTTGGAGGCCCAGGTTCAGTATGAGATCGAAACGTATGCGGTCCAAGGGCCACTGCGACCGGTGACCGCACTGGCTGCCGACATCGCTCTGATCGCCACACTGGTGGCCCAACACCTCGAAGCCCATGCGCTGGCCGAGCACGTCGAGCGTACGATGCCTCTCCCGAAAGGACATTAGGACGTGAACACGGCGGCGGAATACACAGGGAGGCTCGGCTACCGGCCAGCCCTGGATGGCCTGCGGGCCTTTGCGGTGATGGCGGTGATCGTCCTGCACTACGGAGACGCACCGAAGTTCTTCGCCGGGGGCTTCCTCGGCGTCGATCTGTTCTTCGTGCTGAGCGGCTTCCTGATCACCAGGCTGCTGCTCGAAGAGCGCACCCGAAACGGCGGTAACGACGTGAAGGGCTTCTACCTGCGGCGTGCGGCCCGGTTGCTGCCAGCGTTGATGCTGGTGTGCTTCGTGATCCTCGTTGACGGCGCCACCGTGCGAGCGCTGGGAAGCTTGAAGAGTTCGGTGTTCAGCGTGGGCGCCGCCCTCAGCTACACCACCAATTGGGCCATCGCCTTCAACATCAGTTCGGTGCTCAACCACACCTGGTCGCTGTCGGTCGAGGAACAGTTCTACATTCTCTGGCCGCTCGGCCTGGTCCTGCTCCACCGCTGGAAGGGCGTGCGTGGAGTGCGCATCGGTGCGGCCATCGTGGTCGCCTTCTCAGCCTTGGAGATGGGCACCCGCTCGCTGCTCGGTGTCAGCGCTCCGGTGCTATACCCCTCCACCGACGCTCATGGCGCCGTCATGATCATGTCCGGCTGCCTCCTGGCGACGGTGCTGCCGATCGGCGGTGAGGCTCTGCACGCCAACTGGATCGGACGCTTGTCCCGGCGCTCCATCCTGGCCGTGCTGGCTGGGTTGGCGGTCCTGCTGATCACTCTCCCCTGGACCAGTTCGTTCTACTACCGAGGCGGGTATCTCATCGTCGCCGGGCTGTTCTGCCTGCTCATCGCACGTGCGCTCCAGCCTGGTGTGCTGGCCAAGGCGGTCAGCGTCGCCCCCATCGTGTGGGTCGGCCGGATCTCCTACGGTCTCTACCTGTGGCACGTGCCCTTCTACGTGGCGCTGCACAACAAGACCGACCTGACCCTGCTCCAGCGTTCCCTGATCGCCTTGGTGCTGACCTTCGCCGCAGCGACGGCCTCCTACTACCTGGTGGAGATCCCGGTGCGCCGAGCGGCCGTGCGCTACCAGCGCCGCAACGACGTGGTGCCGGTGGCGACGGCGGTGGCTGTGGTCCGATGACCGGTGAGTACATCACTCTCGGATTCGTCATCCTCGGCTGTCTCGTCTTCCTTGTCATCTTCAACTGGCGCAACATCAGACGGAAGCCATGAGAGACCTGGGGGACGCCATCATCATCGCCCTGTTCCTGTTCGCCTTCTTCGGCATCGGAGCCTGGCTGGAGCAGGGCGGCAAGAGCGACCCTGAGGACTACAGCGATGACGACTGAGCCGAGCAAGGAAGAGTTGTTCCAGCAGATGCCGCACGTGTGGATGCGCAATGACGATGGCTCCACGATGGAGTGGCGTTGTCATAACCACGTGTGGACCTGGAAGCACGTCGCCCCTGACGGCACTGTGCTGGCTGAGGGAGAGGGAGCGCCATGACCTCACCACGACAGACCAGTCTCACCCGAGCCGTTGACATGGCGATCACCCCACAGTACGTCCGTTTCTCGCCAGTGCTCTCGAATGCGGTATCGCTGTACAACTTCGGCGCCTACCTCGAACTCCGCTTCTCCGACAAGGCGGTGGCTGATCGTTGGGCGCAGAACTGCGGCGGCACCATCCGGCCGCACGCCGTGAGCTACGTCGTGAAGATCTCGCAATGGGTGCAGCGGCCGACCAAGACTCACCCCGGTGTGTGGCAGGACCTCAACAAGATCATGCTGCTGTGGATGCGGGAGTACTTGTGAGTAAGACATTCGTGAACGGCAAAGTGCACGTGCGCAAGCGCATGTGTGCTACCTGCATCTTCCGGCCCGGCAACCTGATGCACCTGGAAGAGGGGCGTCGTGACCGGATGGTGGCCGGTGCTCTCAAGAACGAGGCCTGCATCCCTTGTCACTCTCACCTGCACAGTGGTGAGAAGGTCGAGCCGATCTGCCGTGGCTTCTATGACAACCACCCAACGACGACCATTCGGCTGGCCGAGGCCATGGGAATCATCGAGTGGGTGGACGATAGCCAGGTATCACATGCCTGAGGAACTGTCGCCCTACTTCACGAGCTTCGAGCACGCCATGCACATGGGCATGTTGCAGGGCCGGTTGCTGGAGGCTGGCTTCGTGGCCGAGATCGTGACCGACGATCAGGGCAACTACACCGACGTGATCGAAATCATCATTGCCTCGGTGCCCTACCACCCGACTAGAGTGAGCCTCAGAGTGTTACCGCCGAGTGAGCCTTCCGATTGAAGTGCCTCTACCGGTGGTATGCGCCACGGCTTGACGTACCACAGAGCACGGTGGTCGAGCACGTCTGTCGTTTGGACGTTGATCACCTCGACACGCACGTCTGTGTCTGCGGGCTGGTGTATTTCAGCCGAAAGTGGTTGTGATACTGCTTAGGTTGCTAGTAACGTACGGCCTTCCACTTGCCCCTCGGAACGAAAGGACTCCATCGTGATCCCCACCCTGCTCTCGGTCGCCCCTGCTGACCCGGCCGAGTCCACCTCTGGTGTCTGGCAGGTGGTTGCTCTCGGTGGTGCGCTCAGCGTCGGCGCCATGGCGATGACCTGGCGGCGCAAGACCAAGCGGTCGGCGGCCACCACCCACTGGATGGTGTTGCTGTCGGCCCACGGTGGTCTCGCCGCCACGGTCCACGTCGGCCTGCGGGTGTTCCACGTCGGTGGTGCCTTGGTCATCGTGGCGATGGCCGAGCGTGTCATCTGGGACGTGAGTGACGGTGCGGCGGCGGCGATCGATCGCTTCATGGAGCGGACGTTGAAGCCCGAGCACCGGACGGACACCGACCACGACCACGACCACTACGGTGGCCAAGTTCAGCGGGAACCATAGAGAAGCGACGAGGCCCCCCTCCTAGGAGGGGGGCCTCTGTCGTTCTGCTACCTTCCGCCAGGAAGGTGTGACGCTTCGGTGATTGGAGGCCTGGCGTCATTGACAACTGGATTGGAGTAGTCGTGACTCACGGTAACGGCAGGTTGGCCAGGATGCAAGTCTTCGCCGTCCTCAAGGCGATGGAGAAGCCACCGCACCTGACGCTGCACCAGTGGCAGCAGATCATGGACGTTCTCTGGGCCATCGCTCGGCGCTACCCCAACGCTTGCCCCGGCCAGGAGCGGCTGGCTCTGGAAGCCAGGATGAGCGTGCGGAGTTGCCGCAGATACACCGCTATGGCCGTGGAGTTGGGCTTGCTCACGGTGTGGTACGACGCCGGAGTCAGGAGCCGTGGGAGTAAGTCATCGACCTCCCGGTATCTCATCAACGAACAGCACGTAGAGCCGATGGAGTTGACAGCACATGCGGCCAACTTGGCCGGTCCACATGCGGCCAACTTGGCCTGCAAAGTAGTAGGGGATACTCACGTATCCCCCACTACAGAAAGCAAGCACCCTTCGGGTGAGAAGTCTTCGACTTCTCACCCACGGGTGGTGCGGGCCGCCAGAGCGGCCCGCACGGTTACCGTGAGAGAGGTGGAGAAGAGCCGTGGTGGAAAGAAGACAGCGAGTGAGTTGATCGCTGCTGCCAACGAGCGTGGCTACGCCAAGAGACGACCACGGGCCACGGACCCCGACCCCGGTCGTCGCTTGGCCAACTACTTCGCCCTGCGGTGGCTCGATCTGGTGGACGAGCTACCTCAGTTCGACACCATCCGGCTGTGGGAGTCCAAGGGCGCCTTCATCGGGTATGTCAACACCGTGTTCCTCCGGCCCGAGGCCGGGCGTCGGTACACCTACGACGAGGTGATCGACTACATCGACGGCTTCATCGCTGCGGTGAGATCCGAGCGGGTGCTGATCAAGTCCGGGCAGTCGGCCTGGAAGCGCTTCACCGGGTGGTGGGGTCGGGACAACAACGCCTGGGAGGCTTGACGACCCGGCCCTTGGCCGATACCGTCTGAACCTCACTCCTTCCCCCAGGGGCCACGGTGCGCCGAATGCATAGGTCCCTGGGAGAACCCCTGGGGGAGCGGTGAGACGCAGAAGGAGTGAGCGCAGTGTTGTCCCTACCTGAACCTGGCACGTACGAGAACATCTCGACGGAGAGCCAGCGTTTGGTGCACCTGTGGCTGACGGCTCTCCAGGAGCAGCACGACAAGGGCGGTAGGGGCGACAGGCAGGTCGGTCTGTGGGTTCATGGCTCCCGGCGCAGTGGGACCACGTACGAGGCCTCTGTGGCCGTCAGAGAGGCCGTACGCAAGGTGAACCAGCCGACCTACGGCATCATCGCCTGGGACTACGTGACGACCGAGGAAGCGGTCGCCCTGGTGGCCCAGGGCTGGGACGAGACGGTGCGCATCAACCCCAAGGACGACGCTGCCTGGTTCGAGGCCCTGGAGGTGGAGCGGAGGCTCGACCGGCTGTGGAAGGACTGCGATCTACTGTGGATCGATGACCTGCACATCGGCGCCACGAACATGAACTTCATCGAGCGCCACCTGTTCCCCCGGTTGGAGAGCAGGGTCAAGCACGGTCTGGCGACGGTGGTGTCCACGTCGTTGGAGGCCAGGCACCTGGCCCATCTGGAGCCGGTGGTCAAGGATCTCTTCGTGATGGTGAAGGCTGACCGTGCAGTTCGGTGATCTCCAAGAGCACCACCCAGAGCGGCTGTACATCGTCATCGAGGGTGTGCTGGCCAACGTCGTGGTGGATCGCACCACACGGGGCCGGTTCATCAAGACCGAGGACGTTCAGTATCACATCATGTGGTACGAGGTACCGCTCAAGCGCCTGATCGTCACCAAGGAGCGCTACCCCTACGAGATCAGCCTGGTGACGTTCATCAACCAGGACTTCGCAGATCGGGCCGCCGTCTACCTCTCGCTGGTCGAGGTGCCGTACGACGGGATCGAGTATTTGGATCTCGACACGTTCGTCTCGATACTCCCGTATCAGCGCATGGTGCGTGGGGTCTACGACTCCGATGCTGAGCGTCTGGACCGCTACGGCGTCTACGGCATCGGCGTGACAGCGGGCGAGGATTGGTGAGCCGTGGCCGATTGGCAACAGCGGTTCTTGTCGTCCGTCATCCTCAACCAGGAGATCAAGGAGGCCGTCAGCGCTGGGATCACCGCCGCCTTCCTACGTGACCCGCAGTACGCCACCATCTACCAGTATCTCATCGACCACTACAACACTTACGGGTCGCCACCAGACGAGCAGGTCGTCTCCCACGCCTTCCCAACCCAGCGCTGGACGCCACAGAACCAGCCGCTGAGCTTCCTGATGGATCGCATCCGCAGCGACCGCAAGCTGGTGCTGCTGATGGAGGGCCTGAGTCAGGCTGGCAACTTCGTCGGTCAAGACAAGCCGGACGAGATCGAGTCTGCTCTCCAGGATGCCCTCACTCAGGCTCGTATCGAAACGGCGGCCTCATTCGACAACGACTTCACCGAGGTACGCAGTGAGTACGAGGAAGACATGAGTGAGCGCATGGACAACCCCGGTCGGCTCCGTGGTATCTCAACAGGGTTCAGCGGCATCGACTTCGTGACCGGTGGCTTCCAGCCTGAGCAGTACGTGGTCATGCTGGGCACGCCGAAGTCGTTCAAGAGCGCCACCTTGTTGGCGATGGCCAAGGCGGTGCATGCCCAGGCCAAGGTCCCGCTGTTCATCGGCTTCGAGATGTCCAACATGGAGCAGCAGGACCGTCTGGTGTCGCTGTACTCCGGGGTCAGCTTGGCGAAGATCACCAGCGGCAAGATCACGTCCAAGGAGTTCGACCGCATCTCCCATGCGATGGCTGTGGTCGAAGGCATGCGTCCGTTCGTGCTCTCCACCGACATCTCATCGGCCACCACAGTCAGTGGTGTGCTGGCCAAGGTGCAGAACTACAACCCCGACGTGGTGTTCATCGACGGGGCGTACCTCATGCAGGCGGAGGTGGAGAAGGTCGAACCTGGGTCTGCTGCGGCGTTGACCAGTATCTCACGGTCGTTGAAGCGTATGGCCCAGGCGCAGAAGATCCCTGTCGTTATCACCACGCAGGCTTCCCTCTCTCGATCGAAGGGCGGCCTCTCCATCGGCTCAGCGATGTACACCCAGGCCTGGGGCCAGGACTGTGATGTGTTGCTGGGCGTGGAGCGGGTGCGGCCGGACAAGGGTGATGAGGAAGTAGATGAAGGTGGGCCAGTCGCCGTCAAGTTCAAGGTGATCGAGTCACGTTCCGGGCCTCGCAAGGAGACGCTGCTGGAGTGGGACTGGGATCACGGCTCCGTGTCTGAGGTCGATCTGGCATCGCTACGGGCGGCCCTCGACCCACGAAACAAACGCCGACTGTACGACGACTAGGGACGCACACATGGCCAGAGCACCGCTCGATATCACAACCATCCTGTCAAACGCCGGTATCGGACCGTTACGTGTGAGCGGCAACGAGGTGCACGCTCCTTGCCCGATGCACCTGGCCCGCACCGGGGCCGAGGACCAACACCCTTCCTGGTCGATCAACTCGACCACCTACGTGCACCTGTGCTTCTCCTGTGGCTACAAGGGCACGCTCAACGGACTGCTGCTTGATGTCACTGGCTCGGCCCCCGAGGATCTGGAGCTACGGCTCAACGAGCAGTCGTTCGTCCGCAAGATGGAGACGGCTCGTCAGGTCATCCCGGACGAGTTCGAGTCCGAGATCATCGACGGCCTCACCGAGTGGGAGTTGTACAACCTGCTCACCGACGTGCCCCAACGACTGCTCGACCACCGCATGCTCCAGCGGGCCGCCATCGACACCTACGAAGTTCGCTGGTCGGCCGAGACACGTCAGTGGGTGATGCCACTACGGCTTCCTGACGGTGCCCTCATCGGCGCCCAGTACCGACAGAAGGGATCGGTGCTCACCCTGCCCGAGGGGGTGGAGAAGAGTGTCACCCTGTTCGGCTTCCACCAGTGCCGGGAGTACGACTTCTGCGCCATCGTGGAGTCACCGCTCGACGCCGTACGCCTCTTCGGTATCGGTGTCCCAGCGGTGTCGTCACTCGGCGCCTGGGTCTCCAAGGAGCAGGTCGTCTTGTTGGCCCGCAACTTCACGAGCGTGTACCTGGCTATGGACGACGACAAGACGGGCCACAAGTCAGCCGAGATCGTGGCGCCCATGCTCAGGCGGGCTGGTACTGTGCCAATCCCCTGGGACTACGAAGGTCTGTACGACGACGAGGGGGTCCCGGCGAAGGACCCAGGGGACGTGGCCGACGACGCCATGTTGCTAGCAAGCTGGGAGCGCACGTCGAGGATGGGTCTGTGACCTCTGGTTGCACGTCCAAATAGACCTCACTAAGGTCCTCTTTCCTGAACGGAGGTAACACCTCCACTGGAGCAAACGAGGACCACTTGTGACTACAACGAAGAGGCGGTCGTCACCGCCAGATGTGCAGATTCGTATGGAGGTCGAGTATCTCCCTATGGACTCTCTCCGTATCGATCTGGACTACCAGAGAGAGACTGACTCCAGTCGGGTCGCTCGGATGAATGCCCGCTTTGACCCTGACTTGCTGATGCCCTTGCTGGTGGCCGACATGGATGACGGGACTTTCGCCATCATCGATGGTGGTCATCGGTTCAGTCTCTTCCAGTTGCGGGGGTATGTTACTGCTCCCTGCAAGGTGGTCACTGCTGACAAGGCTCGGGCTGCTGGGTTGTTCGTGTTGGCCCAGACCGAGCGTAGGAATGTCACTCCCTTGCAGCGCTTTAAGGCCAACCTGGTGAACGGTGACCCCTTGTCGCTGATGATTGCCAGGGTCCTCGCTGATTTCGATCTACAGATCGGCTACGGGGGCAACGTCTCGGCGGTGAAGGCTGTCGAAGCTGAGGCAAGGGAGGGTGAAGACCATCTCCGTCGCATCTTCAACATCCTCACCAGTGCGTGGATAGGGGATGAAGAGGCCTACTCCTACTACTCGATCTCGGGGCTGGGCATGCTGCTCCGGTGTCTGGCGGGCCAGGCCGTGACCGATGCAGAGATCATCGATACGTTGAAGCAGAAGCTCCCCAAGCAGGTGCAGAACAGTGCTCTCACCGAGAGCAAGCAGATGCCGGGAGCTACTCACGGACGTGCCCCCCGTCGTTGGGCGGCGACGGTTGGTCACATGTACAACCTCAAGTACAAGCGCAAGCTGCGCTATCTCGAATGGCTGTCGTAGCCTGACCAGATGCCGCTGGAGCTACGGCCGTACCAGGTCGAGGCCATCGAGCGCATCGTTGCTCGCCGTAACCTGCTGCTCGCTCTCACGATGGGTGCGGGCAAGACGGTCACTGCCGTGGCGGCCATCCGTCAGCTACGGCGCCAGCGTGTCGTATCACACGGCCTGATCTTCGCCCTCAAGTCCACCAAGTGGCAGTGGCTCCGGGAGATCCAGAAGGTTGACCCCCGAGCCAAGGTGCAGGTGGTGGACGGCACCAAGCAGGAGCGCCTGCTGGCCTTCCGTCGCTCGTCCCGCTACCACTACACGATATGTCACTATGAGTGTTTGGTGAACGACTGGGAGGAGATCAAGCGCTGGGCGCCGCTCGACTTCATGATCCTGGACGAGATCACGGCGATCAAGGGCTTCGCCGCCAAGCGGTCGAAGCGGGCCAAGGCCATCGCCAAGGCGGTGCCCGTCCGTATCGGGCTATCGGGACAGCCTCTGGAGAACCGGCCCGAGGAACTGTTCAGCATCATGGAGTTCATCGACGCCGATGTCCTCGGTGGCTTCCACAAGTTCGACCGCACGTTCATCGTCCGTGACCACTGGGGCAAGCCGAAGAGCTACAAGAACCTGCCGCTGATCCAACAACGCCTGGGCGAGGCGATGTATCGCAAGTCTCGGGAGGACATCTCCGAGTGGCTCCCCGAGATGATCGAGATGGAGATGCCGGTCAAGCTGGACGCTGCCTGTATGTCACTCCATGATCGCATCAAGGACGACCTATCGGCGGCCATCGATGCCGCCCTATCAGCGGGGGTCAGAGGGGGGTTTGACGTTCTGGCGCACTACGGCCGCACCCAGTCCGGCGGCAACATCTCGTTGATGGGTCAGGTCATGTCCCGACTGCTGGCGAT